TTCTGCTTCTGCTTCTGCTTCTGCTTCTGCTTCTGCTTCTGCTTCTGCTTCTGCTTCTGCTTCTGCTTCTGCTTCTGCTTCTGCTTCTGCTTCTGCTTCTGCTTCTGCTTCTGCTTCTGCTTCTGCTGCTCCTGCTCCTGCTCCTGCTGCTTCTGCTGCTTCTGCTTCTTCTACTTCTTCTCTACCTATTCTTCCCCCTACATCCCTCAATGCACCCATCGCACCCGATGCCGCCCTCGCTACACTCGCTGTCGCACCCGATACCGTCCTCGCTACACTCGCTGTCGCACCCGATGCCGTCCTCGCTACACTCGCTGCGACATCCCTCGCTGTCGTCGCTGCCCCCGACAGATCTAACCCTGTGCCAGCCCCGTCATCGAACCCTTCACCTAATGATTCCGTATCTCCTTCCGATAAGGTCGTCTCCCTAACTTTTTTCCTTGTATCTAATATTTTCTCTAAAGATTCTAACACTCTACCCATTTCATCATCATCAACATATTTTATAGTTTTAGCAGAATGGGTAATTTGTAATAGTTTTCTTGATTCCATTATTCCCTCTATAAATAAATCAATAACTTTCCTTTTATCTCTATATAAATATTGTAAAGTTTTCCATAATGAACGATATAATTCACGTAAATTTTCTAATGATGTATTACTTAATTTTAAATCTTTAATTTTTGAACCATTATCATATATTCTAAAAAGATTAGAACTAAGTCCTATATTTCTTTTAAATACATCTAATCCTGAAATTGTATCCATATCTACATTGGTTAATAATCCATTGATGCTATCTAATTCATTAAATTCATCCAATTGTTGTAAAAAAGGTAATGATTGATTAATAGAATCACTTAATATTTTTAAATCTGTAGGTCCTGCATTTCCTGGAGTTAGATAAGTTATTACAGCTTCTTTTTTTGTAAGTTTTAAAAATTCTTTTAAATATTTACCATAGTATTCATCAAATAATTTTTTTATTTGATCAAAATTAGATACAATAGGAAATTTATCTGGATATATTTTTTGCTGTAAAATACTCCTATTTAATTTATTATCCTTATTAAATCGTTCATCCCAATAATCAGTAAAAGCATCCATACTTTTATCAAAATCATGTATTTTATCAAATAATATTGCATCATCACCAAATTCTAATATATATACTGGTTCTTCTTCAGGGATTAATAATGATAAATTATTATTTGTTTTAAATACTTTATTTACCCGTGAAGTTTCAATATAACCATAATTTGGTGTATTTATCGGTTGTAAAAAACAAACACCTAAATATTTATTTTCTCCTTGAATTTCTTTAATAAACCAACATTTTATATGGTGTGCATTAATAGTTTCGTATTCTTTTTTAGCATCTTGTATTGATGTTGAACTATCAGCTAGATATTTTATTAAATCCCCATCATCTTCAATGAGACCTATAACTTTATTAAATGAATCCCTATTTTCAGATTCAGACATAATATATATATATATATTACAAAAAAAAAATATATTGTTAATTATATAATGGATATACCGTGTGATTGTAAAACTATTACTATTATTATTATATTAGCATTAATATTATTAATATTAATGGGTATTTTATTTTATAGAGTTAAAAATAATGTTGATGAAAATAAGTGTAATTGTGATGCTGTATAAATTTAATATTTAAGTATTTAATTATTATATTAAATAATATGTCTCAAGGAAATAAAGGATTTAAAAATAATGGAAATACTTGTTATTTAAATGCTATATTACAATGTTTATCTCATATAGATATATTAAATAATAATGATTTTAAAAAAAATATTATTAAATATAAAAAAAATAATACACCTCTATTAGATGAATGGTTAAATATACAAAATTTAATGTGGTCTGATAATATTATTAATAATGTAATTGATCCTATTAATTTAATAAGAATATTTAATAATAAATGTATTAATAATAAAATATTTTTTGAATCATTTAATCAAAATGATGCTTCAGAATTTTTACCTTTATTTTTAGATTTTATGCATAATGAATTTAGTAGAAAAATTAATATGACTATTAAAGGTAATCCCACAACTAATTTAGATAAACTATATTATAAGAATTTAGAATTACATAAAAAACAATTTAATAATAATTATTCATATATAATAGATAATTTTTATACAAGTGGTTTAAGTTTAACACAATGTCCTGATTGTAATTTTGTAAATGATAATCATGAAATATTTATTATCATAACATTAGATTTAAATGAAAAAGTTGAATCATTATATGATTGTTTAGATAACTATACCAAAACAGAAGAATTAGATGATGATAATAAATTTAAATGTGAAAAATGTTCAGATTATGTAAATGCTTCTAGAAAATTATTATTCTGGGATTTATCACCCATTATAATAATTTTATTAAAAAAATACAATATTAATGGTGTTTTATCTAAAAGTGTTAAATATCCAATAGAATTGGATATGACTAAGTATTGTATGAATTATAAAGATAACTCAACAAAATATGAATTAAGTAGTTTATGTATACAAAATGGAGGATTAAATTCAGGACATTATTATTCTATATGTAAAAATACATTAGATAATAAATGGAATATATATAATGATAGTCATGTTCAAAATATATTAGAAAAAGATATATTTAATAATCACCCATATTTATTATTTTATAAACGAAAATAATAATCATTATTGTCATAATCATCATCATATTCTTCATCTAATATATCTTCTATATCATTATAATTATCTGATAATTCTATATTATCATAAATAAATATAATTAAATCGAATGGGTCATTTATATTTTTAAATATATCGTTTGTAAAACCGTATGAAATATTTTTAAAATCATTAAATAAATCTATAATATCAGAACAATACATTATTTCAAAATAATCAAAATTATTATCTAAAATAATATTATCATGATAATTTTTTAAAATATAATTTTTATATAAAAATTTATAAAATTTTTTATAAAGTGAATATTCATTAGTAATTAATTGAATATTTTCATTATGTTTTTCAATAAATATAATTAATTTATTAAATAATAAATTAATCATATCTATATTATTTAAGACCCATTCTTTTTTCATATTTATTAATTAAATTGATTTATAAAATATTTAATATTATATTTAATATTATCTAACGAATCATCTGAATTTAAATATAATACTTTATTTTTATTATAAAAATTTAAATTACATTGTTCAGACAGATGATTCATATTTTTAATATGATCTGAATAATTATTAGGATATAATTTTTTTAATCTATCTAATCTGACTTTATTATCTATATTTAATACAATATATATCCAATCATTATCATTTTCTAAAATATTTAATTCATTTTGAAATCTTAAATCATCAATAATACAATTATTTTTATCAGATATTTTATTAATAATATATTTAGCCCAAATATCTTCATCAATATCTCTCATTTTATCAGCAATATTTATTAATAATGATCTATTTTTTATATTTTTATCCATATTAAATAAATCATATGCTACATCTTTTACTTTCTTACCGAATGAATATATATCAGCATCAATTAATTGATTTTTTAACATATTCGCAATGGTTGTTTTACCGGAACACATAGGACCTGATATAGCGATTTTCATAATATTAATTAATATTAATATTATTTTAAATAAATATTTAATTTAAACGGTTGACATATTTGGGGCGAGTTTGTTAATATTATTTATAACACTAACATTGGTAGTTCTAATAATAAAATACATAATACCAGATATTATTATAATGCTTAGAGGTTGAAATAAATTATATAATATATCTAAAACATTATCATATTTAGTAGATTTATTATCAGGATAATCATCAGTCCATGAATCTGATGGAGGTTCAGACATATTGTTTTTAGCTGAATCAATTTGTTTAATTAATTTATAAAATAAATATACATAAGCAATTAAAAATATTAAACCAGTAATACCTCTTATATAAAATTCAATATGTTGACCATCACTTGCAAAATGATCTAATCTAAAAGCATCTAATAATATAGCATAACCAAATACTAATATAGAAAATGGTAATATATTATTTAATATTTTATGAAATAAATCTCTTGATTCATAATCTTTACCTACATCTGTTCTTAATCTCATAGTAAAACCATATAGCCATAACATTTCAGCACCAAATGTTAAAAATATATATAATACTGTCATTAAAAAAACATGTGGATATGCCAATACTTGAAATTTAACTAAAATTATAGCAATAAATATAAATATCGCATATGTATAACCTAATCTTATTAAATCAGATATTGCTAATTCATTAAATATTTCACTTTCATTTGAATTATTAACCATTTATATATATTTATAATATAAAAAAAATATATATTATAAATTATAAATGAAAAAAACTAATATAAGAATAAATAATATGTTCTTAATTAAAGATAATAGTAAATATTTTATATCAGATATATCTGATAGTGATATGTGGATTAATACAATTGATTTAAACGACCATAAAGGTAATGATGTAACAACTTATTATAAAGAATTATCAGAACAATATGGTGTAAATTATAATATAAATTTCATTACTAGTCAATCAGGTGGATGAGGTAGAAGAGTAATTCAATCAGGTGGATGAGGTAGAAGAGTAATTCAATCAGGTGGTAGTGGATGACCTTTTTCTAAAGATGAATAAATAATTAAATAAATTTATATAAATTTACCATATGATATTTATATTTTTAATTAAATAAAATATAAATTGAAAGTGTAAATTAATTAAATATAAATTTGAAATTATATAAAGAGAAGTTTATATAATAAAATATAACATGAAACTACTAATTAAAACAGAAAATCCTGTTCTACAGAATATGTATAGTAATCATGAACATTATAATCCAGGTGATAGTGGGATTGATTTATTTTGTCCTGAAACTGTTTCAGTAAAACCCGGTGAAACTTTAAAGATTAATCTCCAAATTAAGTGTGAAGCTTATCACAGCAATGATTCAGAAATGCCAGTATCTTATTATCTATATCCAAGATCATCTATTATTAAAACACCTTTAAGATTAGCAAATTCTGTAGGTATTATTGATGCTGGATATCGAGGAAATATTATTGCTTGTGTAGATAATATTAAAAATGTTCCATTTACTATTGAACAAGGTTCAAGACTATTTCAGATTTGCGGACCTACTCTAGAACCTATTGAATTTAAATTAGTCACAGATCTTTCAGATACTCAAAGAGGTGAAGGTGGATTTGGAAGTACAGGACAATAATTTATAAATTTGAAAACTATTTAAGATTTTTTTACATATAAAATAAATAACTGATTAAAGAATACATTATTGATTAAAACAAACGAACAAATAAGCAAATAAACAAACAAACAATGAATTCAATCTCAAAGAAAGTAAATAATGACACCATTGAGGTTATGAACAAAATCTATAAAGAACTTTATACTCTTCAATGTAAGAGATCATATATTCTCAAGGAAAATAAATATGATGACAATATTGAGAAATGTATTGGTGAATTGTTTAAATCACTAGGTGCAATGTATCTATCTATTATTGAAAAGGAAACCGTTGAGGAAATGGGAGGTAATATGGTAGAGGAAATGGAAGTAGATAATGATGATTCAGATATTCCTGATGTTCAAGGAACATTTGATGAATGTATTACACCTAGAACTGTTCTAGAACCTCATACGCCTTCGGCACCTGTAAAAGCAAGAAAAAAGATTATTGTTGAAGAACATGATCTAGAAGATAATGATGAAGAAGAAGACAATGTTCTTAATCATATCATGAATTATTCAGATGATGAAGATACATCAGAAGAAGGTGATGAATCTGATGATGAATCAGATGATGAATCCTATAATGAATCCGACGATTCATATGAAAAAATATCAGATGAAGAAGATGATAAACGTTTCTTTGTTGATAATTTATCAAATACTGAACAAAAACATTACCATATTTTCATGAAAAATAAATTAAAAGAATATAAGGAAACATATCCACGAGAAGACGTATTTTATGATGATATGTATAATATACGAAGAATTGGTGATGGACAAACAGAAATTGTGAAAACTTTTAATATGGATGATATGAAAACTTATATAGATGGTTTAGAAGTAGTAGCAGAACAAATGTCATTAGAAGATTATAGAAAAAAATATCCAGATGCATTTATTGAGTCAATGTATAATGGGAATTATAAAGTGACCCATTATGATGGGTCAACTAAAGAACTAGTATTTACTGGTTTAGCAGAAGATAAAGAAACCGAAATATATGCTTCTTATCCGTATCCTATTAACTAATTTCATTAATACAATCTACAATATTACTTTCTTTAATGGGAACCCATTTATTAAATTCCTTATTTAGATAACATTCAACATTAACATCTTTTTTTTCATCAGTTAATTCTTTTAACCATTTAGATGTTTTAATATTAGGTATAGAAGCATAACTATGTTTAATTAATGAACTTTTAGTTTCATTATATAGATATAATTCATAAATATCAGGTTTTAATGATTTAATAATTCTAAAAGAGATATTATTAGATTTTCTATAATTTATTTTTTTATAATCATGATCTTTGAAGAAATATAAAATCTTTGCATATGAACTTTTGAGTGGGATGAAATAAAATCCTCTTACTCTATAATTTAAATTAGGAATAAAATCATTAATAATATAATCAATATCACAATAATCAAAATATTTTTTAATCATTATTGGACATATATTACAAAATGAATCATCAATATAATTATTCATAAATATATTATTAACAATATTCATTCTTTCAGTAATTTGTTTATTAAATATAGTAGATCCATTATGAGAATAAATATCCCCAATTAATAAAAACCAATCATCATCATTATTTTTTAAGAGTTCAGCTTCAAATAATGTTCCATTAAAGATTTCACTATTAAATCTGTAATGAACAAGAAATATTTTAGGATAATCATATCCATCCTTAATTTTTTTATCTATAAGAAAACAATAATTTACATCATTAATTTGTGTGCAATATAATAAATATGGAGAACCAATAGTTTTTAAACATATTATATGAGGATTATTAAAATTTTTAAGATATTGTTCATTAAACATTTTAGCATATCTAGTTTTATATGTAATATTAGTTTTTTGACACATATCATCTAAAATATGTTTTTTAAGTTCATTGTTAGTAACATTATCAATTTCTTTACCACAGAAACTAGTTTTAGTGAGTGATTTAGAGTCCATTTATATTATAAATATATAATTATCTTTAATATTTATCAAATTTATATTTTATATTTTATGTATTTAAAAATATTTTAGTTTATTAGATTATGAACAATTTTTATTGTAGAAATTGTGGTAAAAAAGGACACAAATATAAAGAATGCCATAATCCTAGATTAAGTTATGGTATAATATTATTCAATGATAAAAAACAAATTATCATGATAGAAAGAAAAGATTCTATATCATTTATAGAATTTATTAGAGGTAAATATAAACCAGGTAATAATGAATATATTCAATTATTATTTAATAGAATGAGTAATTTAGAAAAAGAAAGGATTAAAACATCTACTTTTAAAGAATTATGGGATAATTTATGGTATAATTATAATGAAAATAAAAAAGATTATAATAAAAGTTTTGAAAAATATATTAAATTAGATTTAGATTATTTTATTAAAAATTCTACTAATAAATATATTTACAATGAATGGGAAATACCTAAAGGTAGAAGAAATTTAAATGAAACTAATAAAGTATGTGCTATTAGAGAATTCAAAGAAGAAACAAATATAGATTTTAATGATTATGAATTATACGATAATATATTACCATTAGAAGAACAATATACAGGTTCTAATAAAATAATTTATAAAAATGTATATTATGTTGGTAAAATAAAAAATTCATTAAAAGATATAAAAATCGATTCAGATAATGAAGATCAAAAATCAGAAGTTAAAACTATTAAATGGTTATCATATGAAGATTGTTTAAGACATGTTAGAGATTATAGTGATTATAAAATTAATATAATAAAACAAATATTTAAATTTATAAATAGTGATAATAATATATTTTTATAATCTAATATATATATTATGGATTTAGTAAAAATACTAGATTTAAATCGGTTTCAGAAACGTAAAGATGATAAATTTAAAGTAGGTGAAGAGAATGAATGTGATAAATCAATATCTTGGAAGAAACTAGATGGTGTTAAAAATCCTAAAGAATATATAAAAATATCAGATGAAATTAATACTAATCCGAAATATGATATATTTCATCAATTATATTTTCATGCTGGTGATGAATATCAATTTCAAAAATATGCTTTATTAAAATCTAGATTATTATCATATCCTGAAAGAACAATTCCTTTAAAAGGATTAGATATATATAATAATTATAATTTAAATGATACATATAATACATTTAAATATCTATTTGATAAAGTAAAAAAAGGGATATATATATCTATTAAAGATAATGAATTATATACATTTTTACCATTTAGTAATATTGGTTATAAAAATAATTGGTCAAATGTATTAGAAAAATTAAATCCTAAATTAATGAATTATTTAAAAAAACAACATTATAATGTTTCTGATCCATCTCATTGGTATGCTAATAATTGTATATTAAAAATGGATAAAGAAACATTTACTAAAGATAGAAAAGAATATGTTCAAGAAGGCGATAAAACTGAAGTGCCTTTTAAATATTTCTTATTAAACTTTTTAGAATATTTAAAAAAAAAAAGTAAAAAATTAAATGATTTAGATTTCTTTTTTTCACCTAGAGATTTTCCAGTTCATAGACATAATAATTTAGAACCATATGTTAATTTATTAGACAATAAAAAATTAGAAAAAGAATATATTCATAATACTTATACTCCTATATTATCACAATGTGGTAGTGAAGGTTTTCATGATATACCTATACCTACACAAGATGATATGTTGAGGATAACTTCTGAAGAAGGTTTGGGGGATATTTATCCAGATGATTGTAAAAATAATTATGCTAATAAGGTAAAATTTAATAATGATTTTTTAAGTAAGAAAAAGATGGCTGTATTTAGAGGGTCATGTACAGGATGTGGTATAACTATAGATACAAATATGAGATTAAAAGCAGCATATTTATCTGAAAAATATAATTTAGAAGGTAAGAAAATATTGGATGCTAAGTTAACAGGCTGGAATAAGAAACCTAAAGCAGATATAAAGAGAAAATCTTTTGGAAAAATTCAATTAAATAATAAAGATGAATATGTGGTTAGAGGTAATTATGTTGGTGGTGGTAGAGGTAAAGGTAAAGGTAAAGGTAAAGGTAAAGGTTATAGAGGTAGAGGATATAATCAAGGAAAAGGTAAAGGTTCAAATAGAGATATAGTAATAAAAGCAGGTAAATTTAATTATATGGAATTAGAAGAACAATCTAATTTTAGATATATATTAAATATAGATGGACATGTAAAAGCATTTAGATTAGGTAATGAATTAAGAATGGGATCAGTAGTATTATTAGTTAATTCACCATATAAATTATGGTTTCAAGATATGTTAAAACCATATGAACATTATGTGCCTATTAAATCTGATTTAAGTGATTTAGAAAAACAAATTAATTGGTGTAATGAAAATGAAATGAAATGTGAAGAAATTGCTGAAAATGCTTTAGAATTTTATGAAGAATATTTATCAAAAGAAGGAACATATAATAATTTTCATGAAATATTAGATAATTTAAGTAAAATTAGGGAAAAACCAGTTATAAAAAAAATAAGTGATAATAAATTAAATATTGTAGTGGCATATAGAGATCCAGGTGATGGAACACGTGAATCACAATTAAATGTATTTTTAGAGCAAATAGGTCTAATATTTGATGGAATTGTAGATTATCATATATATATAATTGAACAAGAATCAGATAGAGAAGATTATGATAAATTGCCTGAAAATTTAAAACAATCTGGTAAAAAAATGGCTAAATTTAATTTAGGTATTTTGAAGAATATTGGGTTTCATTTAGCAAATAAAGATAATGATAAAATTGATAATGCATATTATGTTTTATCAGATGTTGATTTATTACCATCGAATGAATTAATAGAAGAATATTTAAGATATCCTGAAAATCCAATACATTTGGGTAATAAAGGGACAAGATATAATTTAGATGGTAAAGATAAAACATTTTTAGGGGGAGTATTATCAGTATCTAAAAATGATTTTTTAAAATGTAATGGATATCCTAATAATTTCTGGGGATGGGGTGGTGAAGATAATGCTTTATTAAATAGATTAAATATTAATAATATAAATATTGATAGACCAGAATACCCTGTAATAGATTTAGAAGAAATGGATATGAAAGAAAAAATGGAAGATTTAAAACAAAGAAAGAATAAAGAATCTAATAAATTAGAAAAATTATGTTCAGATAGTAGTATATTTTATGAAAAATATAAAAATAAAGAATATGATGGTATAAAAATAGATTGTCAAAATCTTAATAATTGGGAAAGTAATGGATTAAACAGTTTAGAAGGTTCATTTAAAATAATATCTAATGAACTTAAAGGTGGTGGAGGTAATATATCACATTATAAAGTTCATTTAAAAATAGGTAATGAAGAAGAATTAGATTTAAAAGAAGAAGAAATAAAAAAAGAAGAAGAATTAGATTTAAAAGAATTAAAAAAATCAATAATTGAATATAAAGATATACCATTAGAAGAATTATATGAAAAATATTATGAATGTGAAAAGAATATTAATAGTAAAATAAATGTAAAAGATAATATAATTGAACAAGATAAAATCAAAAAATATTTAGATAATAGAGATTTATCAAAAGAACAATTAACTGAATTATATAAAAGAGATTATTTATCACATCCAGATTATAATAATCCTAATTTTGTAAATGATATATCAAAAAAAGCTGAATTTAATATGAATAAAATTACATTAAATAAAGAAGAAGCATGTAATAATAAAGAGTTTGAATTAGCAAATCATCAGAGATTATTAAAAAATTTTGTTAATAATGAAACACCATATAAAAGTTTATTATTATTTCATGGAGTTGGTGTGGGTAAAACATGTTCAGGAGTATCTATAAGTGAATCGTTTAGAGATATATATGTAAGGGATTATAATAAAATTATTATTGTCAGGAAAGCGGGATTAAGTCAAGGATGGAAAGATACTATATTTGATCCTGAAAAAGGAGATAATCAATGTTCTGGTCATGAATTTATAGATTCATTTAAAGAAGATAATGATAAAAGAGATTCAACTTCTATTAGAAGAGCACAGAATAAATTAATAAAAAAATATTATGAATTTTATCAATATGGCACATTTTCTAGTAAAATAAAAGATATTGTTGGTGATGATGATGAAGAATATATTATTAAATATAAAATTAATAAATATTTTTCTAATAGATTATTAATAGTTGATGAGTTTCATAATTTAAGACAAGAAAATGAATCTTTGAGTGAACAAGATAATAAACAAGATAATAGTGAAGATAATAAAAATAAAGAAAGTAAAGAAAGAAAAAGAGCATTAAAAAATTTATATAATGTTATTAAATATTCTACAAATTTAAGAATTATATTTTTAACTGCTACACCTATGTTTAATAATGCTAGAGAAATATTTTTATTAATTAATCTTATGTTATTAAATGATGGAAGACCATTAATAAATGAAAAAGAATATATTAAAGATGGGAATATTACAGCTGAAGGTAAAGAATTAATTAATAAAAAATCAAGAGGATACATATCATATTTAAGAGGTGAAAATCCAATTAATTTTCCATTGAGATTATATCCAACAGATAAATTAACAATACAACCAAATAATGCACCTACAATAAATTTATTTGGAGAAAGAATAAAAGATGAAGATAAATTAAGATTTTTAATAACTTATAATAATGTTATACAAGGATTACAGAAAGATGTATATATAAAATATTTAGAAGATTTTAAAAATGATAAGACGTCTGATCCTTTAGTAGAGAAAAAATTAGGGATAAATTCAAAATTACCTCAAATATCTAATATAGTTTATCCATCAAATAAAGGTCATGATTTTGGTGAAAAGGGATTTAGAGAAGTATTTAATAAATCAGGTAAGAAATTTAAATATGTTAAAAATGTTGAATCAATTTTATCACAAGAAAATATTGAAAATTATTCAATTAAATTTAAAAATATAATAAATAATATTAAAACATCTGAAGGAATAGTATTCATATATACAGATTATATTTGGTCTGGAGCTGTTCCATTAGGATTAGCATTAGAACATATAGGTTTTAATAAATATAATCATAGTAATTTATTAAATCATAAAGATTTAGAATTACCATTACATTATGATATGAAAAAAAGAAGGAATGATTTTGAAGATAAATCAGAATTTAAACAAGCAAATTATATAATATTAAGTGGTAATGATAGTATATCAGGTAATAGTGTGGTAAAAGATACTGAATTAAAAGTATTAAAATCAGAAGGTAATAAGAATGGTGAATTAATTAAAGTTGTTATAGGTTCATCTGTAACGGGTGAAGGTATAGATTTTAAAAATATTAGAGAAATACATGTATTAGATCCATGGTATCATTTAAATAAATTAGAACAAATTATTGGTAGAGGTATTAGATTTTGTTCACATAGTATGCTTGAAAAAGAAAAAAGAAATGTTACTGTATTTTTACATACTAGCACATATAATGGTATGGAGACAACTGATCATTATAATTATAGAAGAGGAGAAAAGAAATCTATAGAAATAGGGGGAATAGAAATGATATTAAAAAGAAATGCATTAGATTGTTATTTATTTAAAGATGGTAATATTATAAAAGAAAAAGATGTAACTCCTGTTAAAATTATATCATCAAAAGGTGTATCAGAAAGTCTTACAGTATATGATAAACCTAATACTAAAATATGTTCATTTCAAGATAAATGTAGTTATAATTGTATAAATGTTAATAGTAAAGAATTAAATAATTTAAAAGAAAAAGAATTAAATTATGATACATTTGATTCAAAACATTTTGTTGATATTACTAAAAAAATAGTAAATTATATTAATGAATTATTTAGTAAAAAAAATTATTATTCATTAAAAGAAATATTAGAACATATACAATATCATAAAGATATAAATAAATATATTATATATAATTCTATTAAAGATATATTAGATCATAAAGAAATAATATATGATATTAATAAAAATAAGGGTTATGTTATAAATAGAGGTGATTATTATATATTTCAACCATTATTTAATAATGATGAGAGTGTTCCCATGTTTTATAGAAGCACATTGGTAAATAAACAAAATAGTGTAAATATAAATAATATTAAAATTAATTATCCAGAAGAGATTGAATATGAATCTGATGAATCTGATTCAAATATTGAAAATATTACTGATAAATTAAAAGAAGATTATAATAATTTTATTAGTGATAAAAAGAAAAAATTAAGTGTATTTAATTTAATAAAAACAGATATTAAATATAAGACTATATATTGTCATTATTTATTAGATAAATTAACATATGAAATTCGAAATATATTTATAAGATATTTATTAGAAAATGATTTTAAAGATATTAAATTAAAGGAGGGTAAATTAACAGAAGAAGAAATATTAAAAATATCTTATGATTATTTTTCAAATCAATTTATATATTCAAAAGATCATAAATATGAATTATTTAGTAGTGGTAAACCATTAGGTTATTTTATATTAAATGAACATAATGTAAAAAAACAAACTAAAAAAATAAAGAAAAAAATAGATATTGCGAGAGAATTAGGTAAATGTATAGAATATTATATTAAAAGTTCTTCTGGATATATTACATCTGATATAATTAAAGGTAACTTAAATATAAATACTGGTAAATATTGGGTTCATTCATATTGGAATAAAAAAGCTATTATAAAATTAATAATTGAACCTAATTTAGGTAAAGAAGGTAATTCAGGTAATGTTAGTAAAACTGAATTAATTGATTATTTAAAAATTAATATAGAGGAAGATATATTTAATAAATTAAGAAAAGATATTATATTATTATCTGAATATACTAAAGATGAATTATGTGAATTAATTGATATAATATTTAGAATTAAAACTATGTTAAATAAAGATATTTCTTATTATGTTAAATTTGATTTATTATATCATAAGTTAAAATAAATTTGAATATTAATTAAAAATATATTAACATTATATATATCATGATTATATCTGAACAAATATTTAACGATACAATCAGTTTAATTTCATCTGAATTAAATAAAGATATTGATAATATATTATTATTTAAATTAAAAAAACAATATGAAGGATTATGTAAAGATAATAGTTTTATCTTAAAAAATTCTATAAATATTATTAAACGATCAATGGGTAGAATTGAAACATTTGATAATATAAATTATATTAAATATGATATTTCATATAAATGTGATACAATTTCACCTAATAAAGGTGATAAGATATTAGATAAGAAATGTGTTGTAAGTAATATAAATAAAATGGGTATTATCGCATATTTTCAAATTGATGAGAAATATAAAACAACTGATAATGATTTTGACAATAGTCCTTTAATTATTATAATACCTAATGAGATTATAAATGAAAGTGAAACATTAAATTTAAATGATATAACTATTGGTAGAAAATTAGATATTGAAATATTAGGCCATCGTATTAAATATAGAAATGAAAAAGTTCAAATTGTGGGTAAAATTTTATAATTAATTTAATATTTATATTATGAATATCGAAGAGAAAAAAATATTCATTTATAAGAATATTAATAAAATAGATCATCATAATGAAATAGTTGATTATATCAAAACAAATGATATAAAATATACTGAAAATAGTAATGGTTTTTTTGTTAATATTAGTTTAATAGATGAACATATTAATAATATTTATAATATTTTACAATATACTATTCATAATAATATTGAAAATGATAATATGGTTATAAAAAAACAAGAAATGATTATAGATAATAATAATAATATTATTAAAAATACATTAAATAATTATAATATTGAATTAAAAAACTTTAATAAAAAAGAAAATAAAATTATAATTGAATCTAAAAAATATAAATTTGATAATTAAAGATATTTTATTTATTTATAATAATAAGCATGGATATTTTCAAAGATTTAAGATCTAAAAATAATAATTATTCTGAAAAGATTGAAGTAAATAAATTTACACAATCCATTTCAGAGAAGAAGGTATTACCTGTTAAAGAATCATCTAAAAAATATGATAATGATGTTGTAAAAACATTTAAAACTATTTTTGAATTAATCTTATCTATTAAAGATGTTAATTATACTCTATTAGAGTTCCAAGAATTACATAAATATATTTCTGATAAAAAATTAGAATTATGTTCTATTGTTGATACTGAATATCCTACATATAATTTTAATAAACGAATGTTATCTAAATCATTAATATGTAAAAATCTACAACAAATTAATGATAATAATTTATCTTCATTACTATTTTATAATGAACATTTCAAGATTAATTTAATTATTTATAATAAATCTGATAATAAATATTATAAAACAGGATTAAAAAACTATGAAAAAATTTATATAACATATCATAATAAAAAATGGACTATTTTAGATATAAATAATAATGATATAAACTATTCAGATATTAATGAATTAAATACTATTATTGATATAGATTTAAAAAATAATATAATATATGAACCATATCTTAAGGCATTTTCACATTATAAATTACCTGATTTAATTGAGATAGCCGAAGAATATTCTATGAATATTTTAAAAGAGAATGGTAAAAAAAAATCTAAAAGAGAATTATATGATGAAATTAATTTATATAAATTATAATATAATCTATCTTATTAATATTTTTTTTTATAAATTTGAATATTTAAAATTATAATAATATAATATATTATATATGGAAATCTTAAATAAAGAAGAAGATATCCAAAACCATATTAATCATGCTATATCTAATGATAATTTAGAATTAGAAGTTATCTTAGGTAGTAAAGAATCTAAAAACCCTATAAATAAAGATATATTCATAAAACTATTATATAAATTAAAATCTGATTATGATTTAATATCAGAATCTATAAATTTAGATATAAGAACAAATAATAATGGATTTCCGTCTAATACAAGATGTAGTATATTAGATTTAGAATCAATTAAAAGATATTGTATAACTAATTCATTAGAAAATATAACAAATTTATCATTTATGAAGAAAAGTAATTATAAAAATGATAAAATTCCAAATAGTAAAATTGTAAATGAAGATTATAATTTTAGAATTAATTTAAAATTAGAAGATGATTTAGATTATAATGAAAAACAAATATTAAAATATAATAAATCATTAACTTATAAAGAAAAATATTATAGATATAAAAAAAGATATAGTTTTATAACATCAGACAAACTATTTAGGATAGATTTATCAATAGTAAAATCAACTGAGTGGTTGTTTAAACAAAAGAAATTTCAATGGGCAAAAACATTCAAAGATGCTGATATTTTAAATAGACCTGAACAATATGAATTAGAAATTGAATATATAGGCTCTATTAGTAAAAAAGATAATGGTGTTATTATGATTAATGATTATTATAATAAATTAAAACAAGGTATAGAAAATCCTATATCATTAAGTGGAAATATATCAAATCCATTATCATTAGTTGTAGATATAGATGAACCTTCAAAAAAAAATTCAGAATATATGCAAGATACTTTATTAAATTTACCAAAAAAACCACCAAGTGTTAAGAGTAAGATAATAGGTAAGTTTGTTAAAATTAAAGAATCTGTAATAGATGAAGAAATATATATTGATGTTAAAGATACATTATTTGAATATAATATATTAGTAATAGATTTTCAAGAAGATTATGATAATAAAGGTAATCATGTAAAATTACAATTTAATGTTAAATCACCTACTAAAACTAAATTATTAAAACAATTAGATGATTTAATACCTGAACATAATGATAAAGATTTTACACCCGATTCTTTAACACCAGCTAAGAAAAAACAATATTCTAAAATAATGAAAAAAATAGAATCAGTAAAAAATGATGATATTGTAATGTGGGTATCATTGGATGATATATATAGTGAATATTTTGATGTAAATGATCTAATTATGGAACTCTATTATTCAGAACAAATTGGATCTGGTAAGAGTGATTTAGATAAAGAACTTAAATTTAGTAAAGAAAAACTTGATTTATTAACTGATAAATGTATTGAATTATTAAATAATCATTTAATATATTTATTAGAAATTATTCATAATAATAAATTAATATTATCTGAATCACAAAAAGATACAATAATTAAAAGATATAAATTATTAACAAATCAAAAAAAGAAAAAATATACTGAATTTACTGGTCCTCAACCAATAACATTAAATTATGAGAATTTATTATTAAGTAATGATATAAATATTATAAAAGGTTATGCTGTGACTGAAAAAGCTGATGGTATTAGATGTTTATTATTTATAACAGATAATACTGGTTATTTAATTACATCTAAAATAGAAATCATACCTACAGGTCTTAAATTTCCAAATGTAAATGGTGAATGGTTATTAGATGGAGAATATATTAGTAATGATAAAAATGGTGAAAAATTAGATAAAAATTTATATATGATATTTGATGTTTATCATAATGGTAAAATGACACCTAAACCAGCCCATACTTATCCATGGTTAAATACTAATAAATCTAAATCTGAATCTAGATCTGAAATATTAAATAATTTTAAAGAATTAATTCAAGATATAGAATTAAGTGATATAGATAATATTAGAATTGATATAAAACAATATGAATATGGTTCACAAAAATTATCTAATCCTAAAAAAGACCCTAAAAAATATAAAGTAGAAACTAAACTTATATTCGATAAATGTAAAAATATCTTAGATAAACAAGATTCATATGAATATTATATTGATGGATTAATTTTATTACCTACTTATTTAGGTGTGAAAGGTGATAGAATTGATAAAGGACCTGTAGATATCGGAGGAACATGGAATTATAATTTTAAATGGAAACCTCCTGAAGAAAACACTATAGATTTTAAAATTAATATAGAAAAAGTAGGTGATTCTAAAAAAGAAAAAGTATATACAATAAATGATGAATTAGGTATAATGAAAAAATATAAAAAATTAAATTTAATCACAGGATATAAAGAAGAAGAAGATATGTCAATAGATTTCTGTATGAAACTATTAAATGATGAAAAACCATCATTAGAAAAAACTAAGAAATTTAATCCTGATAATGATGGTAGTGTTGGTATAACAAATTTATTCTTAAAAGATAATAAATTATTATGTATAAAAGATAAATCTGAAATTAAAGATGGTGATATAGTTGAAATGAGATATAATAAAGATGGTGAAAATGGTATGATATGGGAACCTTTACGAGTTAGACATGATAAAATTTATCCAAATTTTCAAACTACTTGTAATAATGTATGGAAAACAATTACTAATCCTATTACTAATAAATTAATTCAAGGGATTGAGTCATATGATATTAATAAAGTAGTGGATTCGGTAGATAAAGGATATTATATTTCACAAAATAGAAGTCCACAAACTAAAATATTAACTACTTTACATAATTATATTAAAAATAGTTTAATATGTGGTGTATGTTCATCATTTAATAAACATATTCAATATTTAGATTTATCATGTGGTAGAGGTGGAGATGTAGAAAAATATAATAATCCAGATTGTAATATTAAATTTGTATTAGGATTAGATAAATCTAATGTAAATGAAGCATGTAAAAGATTCTTCTATTTAAAAAATAAACAAACTGATGGAGTATTCTTACAATCAGATACAAGTTTAAATATTAAATCAAATGAATCTAATATGGATATCGACCATTCTAAAGTAATGACTGATATATTATATGGATTAACTACTAAAATACCTAAATCTTATAATGAAATTAATAAAAAATATAATGGATTAGCTAAAAATAAGTTTGATGTAATTAGTAGTCAATTTACTTTACATTATTATTTAAAAGATGAAGATACATTTAATGGATTTCTATCAAATGTAAATGATAATATAAATACAGGCGGATATTTCATTGCTACATTTTATAATGGTAATAAATTATATGATATATTATCTGAAGAAGATACATTAGAATATATTACTGATAATGGTGATACAATATATAGAATTAATAAAGAATATGATGAAGAAGATTCAGATAATTTTGAATATGATGAGAATCATACTGAAAATATGTTTGGTAAAAATATAAATGTTTATATGGATTCAATTGGTCAAGAAATAGAAGAATATTTAGTAAATATGAAGTTCTTAATTGATTCATTTAAAAATATTGGATTAAAATTAGTTACACCTAAACCAGATAAAAAATATGAAAATATATTTAAAAATAGTTGTATTAATAATGGATTTGGTACATTTGAAAATGTAATAAATGAATTACCTAATATAGCAAAAGATAAAACAGATACAATATTTCAGAAAAGATATAAAGGAGCAGCAAATATAACTAAAGATGAAAAACTTAAGTTATTAAGTGGATTAAATGTATATTTAATATTTCAAAAAGAATAAGTAATAGGTTTGAAAAGAAAATCTTTATAATTGATTAAATTATTTTAATAACCCGCCAGTGCCACCGCACCGATCGCGGCCTCCATATCAGAAGCCAAACAAGTTTTTTGAATCCCGTCGTTATATATCGGATTTAATCCGCAGTTCTCAGAAAAACAATCGACATTTTCGTTGCACTTTCCACCTGTCATCTGACCCTCAACAAGTTTACAACCGCATACATTCTTAAGCATATTTGCTAATAGCACCCCTAGGATAAGCGCAACAACGCAACACATAATTGTTTGAGTATTCATTTTTTTTTATAATATAACTTAGATTTTTTTTTTTGTTAATTAAAGAATTAATTTAATTTTTTAAATAAATACACTATTAATTTAATTTTTTAAATAAATACACTATTAATTTAATTTTTTAAATAAATACACTATTAATTTAATTTTTTAAATAAATACACTATTAATTTAATTATTTTAAATAAATACACTATTGATTTAATTATTTTAAATAAATACACTATTGATTTAATTATTTTAAATAAATACAATTATCATTTAATGGTAATTCATATTTTTCGCACCATTCTTTAGAATTTAATATTTGTTTTTTTATTCTATCATTAATATTTTTACAATCAAACTTCAATATATTATTTATATAATCAATTTGATTTTGAACGAAAATATCATTATATTTTTTTATTATATTTATAAATTCTTCAGGTAATTCTATATATAATTTATCAACTGTATTATAATATTTAGATAAAATATTAATTATTTCTTTATTAAATCCTTTAAATCCTTTACAAACTATATATTTTTCAGAATTGGATAATCGACTGATAGTTGGTTTATAAATATATACTTCATCATATGATAAAAATAGTAAATATAATAATTGAATAGTTTTATGATAAAAAATATCAAAAACTTTTAGGATGAATGAACCTTTTAATTGTTGAATATTTAATGCTATATAAATTTCAGAATAAATTAATTTATAAGAAGATAATTCTTGTTTATTAAAATCATTAGAATAATCAAATCCACCATCAGCAGTAACTATATTACATTTTTTAATAGATTTAATAAAATCATCTGATGTTTTTTTAATATAAATATTACCTGTATTTCTATATTTATTTAAATGAACTTTAGGATTATTAAATAATTTAGAACTCCAGAAAGGTATTTTTTTATCATTAGATAATAATGTAATACCATAAATGATAGGTGAATCCATGTCTAATAAACAATTAATAAATCCACCAGGTCCTTCAGCTATACATGCAGAGAAATCTAAATTATCTATATTAAAATCTTTAATAATTTCATGTATTTTAAAATATGATCTAGATATTGGTATAATATTGGCTACATTTCTAGAATTATTAGATGAAGTATAAATATATTCATAATTATTATTTAATTTTTTATATTTCTCCCATTTAGATATTTCTACATAATCTATTTTACATTTACATTTATATAATTTAGTTAATAATTCATTATCAATACATTCATTTTCGGATGTATTTATAACATTTATAAAAAGAAGGTCATCATTAAAAATAATTTGAAATGATTTCATAAAAATAATTATAGAATAATTTTTAAATATAAATTAATATAATATTATTATATAGAACAAGTAGAACAATTTAAACTATCATCTACTAACATATATGATTCATTAGAACCAAATGGATTACTAGGCATAATATTACCAAATACAAAGTTACCATTAATTTCTTTTTCATTCTCATATTTCCATGATTTATATACATTACCACCAATTTCATCATAAGAGAAATCTTTAACAGATTTGATTAAATCATCACTTTGATTAATAACACCAACTGAATTTAATACATTACTATCATTTTTCATTAATTCTTTGGGTATTTTTTGTAATTTATTATTGAATTTACATTCTAATTCATTATTATTAGATAATTTACAATTATCAGGTAATACTTTATCTTTTAAATTAATATATTTATTATTTTCATTATTATCATATAAATAACCCATATTAGTTAATTGATTTGTAAAATCGGCTGATGCAAACTCCGGATATTTAGTTAAATATTCATCACTATCAGCATTAATCATTGTTTCTGATCCATCCCATACTTTAGCTAAACCTTGTCTAGTATAATTACCAGGATCAGCATCCATAGTATCTTTATGAACATGGAATGGATCAAAATATATTTGTTTATTTTTATAATTATCAAATCCATTATCTCTAATCACTTTAACATTAGGATCATTAGATAATAAATTATTATTATCACTATTTAAAGGACTATATCCAGGTGATAAAGGATTACTAATAGTAGATAACATAGGATCAGGAAATTTACTAAATGGATCGTCATATTTAACTTTTTGTTTTGATTTATTATTAATATTATTAATAACACTATTTCTATTATTTTTCACACTGTTAAAATGATTATCAATGGTTGTATTTTTAATCTTATTTAATACATCATTCACACCATTTCTGTTTTCAATTATATTCTGTAATATAATTAATAATGTAAATGATAAAACTATTAGTAGAATAATATTCATATATATTATATATTAATATAAAAAATTATCAATATTTATTAAATTATCTGTTTCATATTCTAATGTAATATAATCATTATATTTCTTTAAAATTATTTTAATATTATCAATAATATTTTCATATAATATATATTCTAATTCTAAATCTGTATTGTGAAAATTAAATGGTTTACATTCACTCATAACTAATTCTTGAATTAAATAATTATTATCAAATAATATTTCTTTATCTATTACTTTATTAAATGTTAAATTAGAATTATTAGATAAAATCATTACATTATTTATCCAATATTCTTTCACATCATCTTTACAAACTAATTTATATTTATTAATTAAATCATTAAATTTATTAATATTAATTTTATTATTAAATATTTCATCATTAATTTTATCACAATAATAATATTTATACATTTAACCAAAAGTATTTTCACTAGAGTATTCTATATATAAGAAACCGTCTTTATCTTTAAATTTGTTATAAACTTCACTTAAAAGTAATGTATTATTACAAAGTGTGTTATTTACAAAGAAGAATAATGCTTCGGAAGTATCTAAATTAATTCTTTTTCTTATAATATATAAGAATTGACTTAATGTCATATCATTTGGGACTAAATATTTATTTTTATCGATATCTTTTACTTTAGATTTTTTTGATTTTTCAACAACAATAGGGATTCTATCCGGATATTTTTCAATAATTTTTGTAGATTCTTTAATTCTTTCTTCTTCAGTTTTCTTTTTTTTAAAGTCAAACATATATAATATTTCATTTATTTTTTTTTTAAATATTTAAAAAAAAAGTATTTAATAAAGTAAAATGAAAAATGTTGTCCGAATTAATATTGATAATAAAATGAATGATTTAGAATTAAATATTGAAAATAGAAATATTATTAATTTATTAAATAAAAAATCAAATACAAAAGGTAAAAGTAATATTAGACAACTATATTCTTGGACAAATAATTCTAAAATAATTAAATGTTATGGATGGTATGAAGGTGAACATGATTGTATAAATAAACATGAATTAATACCTAATGGATCTTCTAAATTTTTAGATGATGATTCATCAACTATATTATTATATGGAGATATATATTTGATATGTTTTGAAAATAGTAGAATATGTGATTTTACTGTATCCGATTATGCTGAATTTTATGAAATAATTAATGAAGGTTTTGATGATTGTGATTCAGAATATGATTCAGCTGATTCAGAAGAAGATTACGATGAAGTATTAGATAATGATTTAGATGAAGATTATGTAGAAGATGAAGATGAATTAAATGATGAATTATTAAGTGATTATGAAATAGTTTCAAGTGAAGATAGTGAAGAATTAGATACAGACAATAATATTTATTCATAAATTATAATAGCAATATTTATTCATAATAAATGATAATTACAATATTTATTATTATTTAATAAAATATATTTATAAATTTGAATTTAATTATAATATATTAAAATGACATTAAATATGAACTCTAATAACGATGAATATCGTAATAGGAGTGTTGATAAAATTTATGAATATGTTAAAGATGATATTAAATCTAGAAATATTGAAAAAAGTATCTATAATTATATGATAGAATATTCAAAAGAAAATAATATTACTAGATCATGGACAAATAAAATATTCTTTAATCTATACTTTTCTAAAATTAGATCTATATGTTTAAATTTAGATAAAGAATCATATATTAAAAATAATTATTTAATTGAACAAATTAATAATGATAAAATAAAACCGGAAGATATCTCTAAATTATCAGTATATGATATATATCCTAATAATTGGAAGAAAATGATAGATGCTAAGATTAAAAGAGATAAAATTAAATATGAATTAAAACCTGAAGCAATGACAGATCAATATAAATGTAGAAGATGTGGTAGTAGAAAATGTTCATATTATGAAATGCAAACAAGATCAGCCGATGAACCCATGACACAATTCTTTACTTGTATTGAATGTAATAATAAATGGAAAATGTAATTAATATATACCTATACCATTATTATTACCAGTTCTGTTAATAGCGCAATTATCTAAACTACAATCTTGTTTTACAGATGGTAATGGAACTTCATATCCATATCCAGAACAACCATATAAATTTTTATAATTATTATTAATAGTATTAAATACTTTATCAGTATTATTAGTTAAATGGTATTTGTATTGCCAACTAGATAAAGGTTTATCACTTAGAACACTTTCATATTCTCTATTCATTTCACAATTAGGTTTATAACTAGTTAAAAAACGACCATCACTCATTAAAGCTGGACATCCTTGAAAGTTATTATTTGAAGCATATCCATTACTATTATTATTATTATTATTATTATTATTATTAGAATTCACGTTATTATTAGACATTTATATATATTAATTTATATTTTTTTTTTATTATATTAAATTAATTAAATGAACTTAAATAATTTAAGTATGAATCAAAAAATAGTTATAGGAATTTCTTCTATAACTATTTTAACATTAATTTATCAATATATAAAAAATATATTTAATCCTAAAAATAAAAAAATATTAGAGGGTCAAGAAAATGTAAATCGTTTAAATAATCTACCAGTATCTATTAATAATAATAATAATAATAATAATACGGATAATTTATTAACTGAATTAATTACAACTATGAATAGTCAAGCAGAGAAATTAGATAAAATATATGAAGAAATTAGTGAATTTAATCATATATATCAAGAAAGATTATTTGAAGAATTAATGCCATCACAAATGACTAAAACTATACTTCATTTATCATCAATAGATCATTCAAGTGATGGTTTAGGAAGTTATGTATTCGATTTAGCTTCAAATGATAATTCAGGATTAAGAAAATTAAATAATATTATTAATTTAAGATTATTAAGTGTTCAAATACCATATATACCACATAATATATATGAAGGTGATAATAATAATAATAAATTAAAATTTATTGAATTAAATGAAATAACTATAGAAGAAGGTAAATATGATATTTATTCATTAATAAATAAAATAAATAATCTATTAACAGATATATTATTTAATTTTAATAAAACAAAACATACTATAAGTATTAAAAATAATACAGGTAGTTCTATTACAATAGATACAAGTTATGTATTATTTAAAAGATTAGGTTTTCATGAACAAATTACTATAACTGGTGGTGGAGAATATATTTCAGAACATATACCTGATATATCTGTTCATTATATTGATATTATTTCACCTGATATACATCCTAGAAGTGCTACTTTAACAAATAATCATTCAACTATATTAAAAAGAATACCTTTCACTGGTAGTATGGGTGATTTAATATATTATGAATCAAATCATTCTGATTATATTTCACAAGAATTATTTATACCTGACCTTAGTTCAAATATATCAACATTTACTTTAAATTTAACTAGACATGATGGAACACCTTATGATTTAAAAAAATTACATTTTGATTTAAAAATTGAAGTAACTGAATTAATTGAACCAACATTATTAACTGAATTAAAATCACATATGGAAAGAGATAGAGCTAAATTTTTAGAAAAAGATAATACATTATAATTAAATATAAATTATTATTATAAAATAATTAATTTAAGAAGGTGGTATTGGCCAAGTTATATTTGTTAATTCACCTTCCGAATCTAATTGTGGTGTTTGAGTATTGGTTATATCTCTTAATGCTTGTCTATATGTTGACCACGCAGTCCTTTCTTCATCAGATGTAAATGGATAATCTGATAAACCATATCTATCTGTGTCCATTAATCTAAATAATCTTTCATCTCTTAATAGTTTAAGTGGATATAAATTTTCTAATTCTGTTTTTTTAGCAATTATTTCTTCTTCTGTTGGTTTTGTATAATTATTATTTAACCAAACAATAGAACTATAATCATTATCTAGCATAGTTAATTCAGCACCAGGTACTAATTCTAGAATACATTCTGCATATGATATATTATTCATATATATATATATATATATATATATATATATATTTATTATAATTATACTATAATGTTTACGCAACCTTTTCTGCATATATACCAGATTTAGTTATACTTAATGTTCCAGATGATGTTTCGCCAGCCTGTAGTTTTATTGTATCTCCATCCACCAAATCTTCAACATGAATCATTACCTCTGGGACATAAGTATTATAACCTCTAGAACTACCCCAACGAGAAGAAGAATAAGTTGAACCAAGTGTTAATAATGCAGTAGAATTTTTTATTATTCTAATCTTAAATCTATTAGTTGAAGAAGTATACTTAAAGTTAAAATAAGCAGTAATTCTGTATGTACCAGCTTCTGTAATAGATAATTGTAGACCAGTTACATCAGTATAAGTAGATGATGTGAAAATATATACAGAATCTTGGACTGCAGATACTACAGCTGGTAGTTTATCATTTGCTAAAGTGCCAGTTATACTTGATGCTCCTAAATCAATTGCTAATTTATTACTTTCAATTACAGCACCACCATTAGTTTTTAAATCAAGTGCTATGACAGCAGATGATGCTGTTAATCCATCACCAGCAAATTTAGTTGCTATATCATCTATACTTTCTTTTTTAGTCGGATTACCAGCTGCATCCATATCTGAAAAGGCTATAAAATCACCACTAGCAATGTTTCCAGTAGCTAATCCATTAATATTCATACCTACTGTTACAGCAGCAGATTCAGAACCACTACCAGTCACTGTAATACCCCCATCAGTAGCATTTGCCACAGTAGATACATAGTTCCCAGTAGTATGTGTGCCTAATGTTATTAAATTATCTAATGAACTAGCACCTGTTCCTCCTTTAGCAACAGATAATGTACCAGTTATACTAGTTGCTCCTAAATCGATTGCTAATTTATTACTTTCAATAACAGCTCCACCATTAGTTTTTAAATCAAGTGCCATGACAGCATTAGTAGATGCTAATCCATCTCCAGCAAATAAAGTGGCAACATTATCTATAGAGGTTTTCTTAGTCGGATCATTAATTAAGCTTTCATCTGAAAAAGCTATACAATCACCACTGGTGATAAGTTCCATACCACTATCAGCTAATCCATTAATATTCATACCTACTGTTACATCTGCAGATTCAGAACCACTACCAGTCACTGTAATACCTCCATCAGTAGCATTTGCCACAGTAGATACATAGTTCCCAGTAGTATGTGTGCCTAATGTTATTAAATTATCTAATGAAATTGCGCCTGTTCCTCCTTTAGCAACAGATAATGTTCCAGATAAAGAACTTGCAGGATAACTACTACAATTTGATAAATTACCCGAAGCAGGTGTACCCAAAGCAGGTGTTACTAATGTAGGACTTGTTGCGAATACTAAAGATCCTGTCCCTGTTCCATTGTTAATAATACCTCTTAATTGATCAGAAGTTGTTCCCAAAGCAGGAAAAACACTTAGATTATTATTGGTGTAAACACCATTAGTTACTGTAGCAGCATTTCCAGTAATGTTTCCATCAACAGAAGTAGTTGTTAAGACACCCGTCGAAGGATTATATTTTAACCCTGTATCTGTTTCTATTTGTTGTGTTCCTGTTGCACCATCTACAAATGTTAAATAAACTGTTTCGTTAGCAGTATTATTTGCTGCAGCAGTAATATAAAGCGTTGTAGTAGCATTAGTAGCTGTATCGGCATTTCCTGAAGTATTTTGATTTCCTACTGTATTAACACCTGGGAGATTTATATCTCCTGTTCCATCAAATGATACTCCGCCTATATTTCTTGCTGTCGCTAAAGCAGTTGTAGTATCAGAATTTCCAGTTAATGCACCTATAAATCCTGTTGCCGATACATTACCAGTAACTGTAATTCCATCTGAAGTAGTTTCAAACTTTTTTAAATTATTATGATGTAAATCAACAGAAGAAGCTCCATTAAAAACTGCCATAGTTTTTGACCCTGCTGCATTTTGAAAAGTTTGTGTTCCAGATCTATAAAATATTGAACCCGTTCCAGTATCATCTATATAACTATTACTACCATCATGATATATTTGTAAGTCTGGTCCATCACCTAATGAAAGTTTTGTGTTATCACTTAAGTTTAAAGAATTACTAGAAAATGTTAAATCAGAACTTGATTCTAAGTTAGTTGTTCCACCATATAATATTTGATTATCTGTAAATGATGTAGCACCAGTTCCTCCATCACCAACTGCTAAAGTTCCAGTCATACTAGTAGCTCCTAAATCAATTGCTAATTTATTACTTTCAATTACTGCTCCTCCATTAGATTTTAAATCAAGTGTCATGACAGCAGATGATGCTGTTAATCCATCTCCAGCAAATTTATTTGCTATATCATCTATACTTTCTCTTTTAGTTGGAGCACCCGCTGTTCCTTCATCAGAAAAAGCAATAAAATCACCACTAGTAATTGTTTCTTGATCTAAATTATTTATATCTAATGATAATGTATTACCTGATTTTTCTAATCCACCACCAGCTGTAATCTGACCAGCACCTGAAAATTGTGTAAATGTTAAAGCATGTGTTCCAATTGTATCAGAAGAATCATCATTTGTACATACAAAACCGTGGTTTCCATTTACAGTTCCTTCACTTACAAAAGTGAAATCTGAATTAGCAGATTGCTCTACTACCATATCAGTAGTTCTAGTCCAACTCCCTGCTTTACATAAATATATACCATTTTCAGAACCAGTACTTTGATCTTTTACTAATACTCTATCATCTGCTGAAACTGAAACACCATCAATAGTTTGTTCATTAGATAATGTTATATTCGCAGTTGTAGCTACTCTACATGAACTTTTTAAATGTAATCCTTGTGCAACAGAATCAACATATGCTTTGATAGATTGTTGTGTAGCTAATTGTGTTGCTGAATTACTTGCCATATTATCTTCATCTAAAATAGCAGTACCTGATACACCTGTATTTAATACGGGACTTGTTAATGTTTTATTTGTTAGACTCTGTGACCCCGTTAAAGTTGCTACTGTAGAATCTATATTAAAAGTAATAGTATTAGATGAACCTACTGAATCTATACCTGTTCCTCCTGCTAATGTTAATGTTTCTGAATCAAGGTCTATATTAAGTGCTCCACCTGTATCACCTTGGAAATCTAAATCTTGTGCTGTAGATTGACTATCAATATATGCTTTAATAGATTGTTGTGTAGCTAAGTGTGTAGCTGAATTACTAGCCATATCATCTTCATCTTTAATTACTGTACCACTTATATCTCCTGTAGATGATATACTTAATCTTAAAAAACTAGAATTTGATGTAGGATTACCATTACTTAATGCTGAACCAGTATAAAAATTTAACGACATTGGTGTGGCAGTAGATGTAATTGTATCATCAACTATTCCTTTGATACTGGCACCTACTAAATATCCAAGCGATTTTCCTGTAAATTCAATATTTCCAGCAACGGAAGAAGCTGGTATATTACCATCATTTGCACCGGTCCTTTGTAATGTTAATCTTGCTCCGTAATCAGTATTACCAATTGTATCGTTTGATTTTTTTATTTGATTATATCCGACAGATTCAATGTAACTCCCAGTATGAATTTCTCCAGCATTAATTAGCTTACCTGTATCCGCAAATATTGATAAACCATTATTATCATGTCCCTCACCTATTTTAAAAGTAGTACCATCAAATGTTAAATCACTAGATCCACCGAATGCACCACTATTATTAAATTGTATTTGGGTATTTGAACCACCTGGTGTTCCTGATTGACCATCTATATATGCTTTAATAGATTGTTGTGTAACTAAAGATGTTGCTGAATTACTAACCATATCATCTTCATCTAAAATTGATACTTCTGTAGGTGTAGCAGAGCCACCTGAAGTATTACCTATTACTTTCATATCTGATAAATTAGACAATTTAGATAATGTTATACCACTATCTTTTATTCTTAATGATCCTGAACCATCACTTGCTGATAATTCAACTGTTGAATCATCCACACTTACTGATATATTATCAGTATTAGCAGTAATTCCATCACCACCTACTACATTTAATGTCGCAGCACCTGTTTCCGCACCACCTGTTAAACCATCACCTGCTACAACACTAGTTATATCTCCACTTCCACCACCAATACCTCTAGTTAATACATATTCAACTATACATGAACCCGATATATTTGATACTGTCCCACCTATTAACGTACATGTAAATTTATAAACATTAGTTGATGTTGTACTATATACAGCATCTAATAATAAATCACTTGAATTATTATTTGATATATATATATATTTAATATTGCTTTTAATTTCATTTAAATGTAAATTATTATCATTTGTATTGTTATCAGTATTATGTATATATAAATCATAATTATTTCCCCCAGTATGAAAAGCAGATATATTACCTGAAAGAGTATTATTACCTAAATTAGTTTCTGTGAAATTATATTCAAAATTAAAACCATGTATAAAATCATTAATAGGTATTAAATCATTCGACATGTATATAATATATATAAATTATAAAATTATTATAAATTTTCAACAATTCTCTTTGCTAATGTAGTTTTATTACCTGAATGTTGTAAATTCATCTCAATACATTTAGATTTTAATTCTTTTACAGACATTTTCATATATTCATCTAATTTATTAGAATCTTCTTCACTTAAATCACTTAAATCTTCTATATTTAAATTATTATTAGATTCATTATCTGAATCATTATCTGAATCATTATCTGAATCATTATCTGAATTATCTTCAACTTCAGAATCTTCATCATTTAATTCAGATTCATACACAACAGATACTAGTTCTGGTAGTTTTATTTCATTATCAGATTTTAAAATTTCTTCTGTTTCTTCTGTATCATTATTATTAATATCTGATAACATGTCTTCTACTTCACCAAATATATTATTGCTATTTTTAGGTTGTTTTTTTAACATATTAAAATCATGTGTCGATATTTCTGTTTTATTATCATTATTCATAGTTTTATTATCATTATTCATAGTTTTATTATCATTATTCATAGTTTTATTATCATTATTCATAGTTTTATTATCATTATTCATAGTTTTATTATCATTATTCATAGTTTTATTATTATTTATAATATTTCCTTGTTGTTTGGGAGTAATAGGTTGTTTAGGTATTATTTTTCTAGGAACTATACTTTTAGGCATTTTACTAAAAAATTTATGTAATTGTAAGTGAATATTATCAATCTCTTTAATAACCATATTATTCTTATTATCTAATTCTTCAAACTGTGTTTTTATTTTTTTAAGATCTAAATAAAAATATAAACTTACTAATGCAATTACTATAATTAATAATATTATAGGCATATTAGATTCGAATTGGAATGCTGGCATTATATATATTTTTAATTAAAAAAAATGATTAATTTAAACTTATTTTTTATTTTATATAATTATAATATATAATGGACAATACTTTCTTTAATTTAAAATTAGATTTAGAACCGAATATTATTGATATGATTTATGATATATTAAGAATGTCAACAATTCAAATAATTACACAAACAATGTTTTATATGAATAATAGTTCATTATCATTATTTAGTGAAACATTTATTAAAACATTTGTATTTATTAATTTTGGTATTATTGTTTATTATTTATTGATAAGGAAATTATTTAGTTTTGTATCTGATGATTATTTAAGAGTTACTGATAATACTTACACATCCACACCACCTATGACTAATACAACTTCTAATTCATTACCTAAAGCACCACCAATGAGTCCTCCATCACCTCAACCAACTCCACCAACTCCACCACCTCCACAACCTCCATCAACACCTCCACCAACACCACCAATGAATAATTCTCCGAAATCTAATTCAAATACTTTATTAAATAATAATAATAATATAGCTAATAATTCTACTAATACAGTATTATAAGAAATTTAAAATAATATATTAAAGATATTTAAAATAATGATAAATATTATTATAAATGGAACAACCTAAAAAAAGAGGTAGAAAAGTTGGATCTAAAAATAATAAAAATAATAATGTAGTTAAAGGACCACCTAAAAAACGAGGTAGAAAACCTAATAAAAAGGTCATTACAAATGATAATCCAGTATTTGCTAATGATAATTTAAATATAGATGATTTAATTATTAAATTAAATAATGATAAAAAAGATAATAATTTAAATTTATCTTTAGTAATTGAAGAAAATAAAGATATTAATTATTCTAATAATGAAAGGAATAGTCAATTATGTTGGAATTGTTGTCATAGTTTTCATAGTGTAGTCCATGGCTTACCTATAAATTATAATAATGATGTTTTTCATACTATAGGTGATTTTTGTTCAGTAGAGTGTATGTCTAGATATGCTGTTGATAATATGAATGATGATATATATGAAATTTTACCATTAATTAATATGTATAATAATAAAATTAATAATTGTAATAAAAAAGTAAAATTAGCACCTAATAAATTATTATTAACTATATTTGGTGGTAATATGACTATTGACGAATATAGAAATGATAATACAATGTATGATATAAAAATGCCTATAATTATTCCTGTAAATTATAATATTAATCAATATAATTTAAAAAATAATAATAATTTATCTGATTTAAAACTATATAGAAAGAAAAAAGTAGAAAATAATAATAGTATATCTAATAAATTAAATATTAAAAATATTTAATTATTTAATAGGATAATAATATTGTTGTATAGAATTCATTATAATAATACTTTTCACTAAATCATTATTAATATATTCATTTAAATATTTATTTAATTTTTCAGGACTAATATTTTCATTAATATTTATTTTAGGTAAATTATTATCATAATTTAAATTATCTACTTTATAAAAAATATAATTATATATATTTTTTAATTTAAAATCTTCATAATTATTTAAAATATCATAATATACATTAAAATTATCTAAATTTATATTATTTAAAAAATTATAATTATTATTAAAATTATTTAAATATGATATTTTCTTTTTTAAAGATTTTGTATCTATATTTAAAGCATATTTATCCATATAATAATTAATATTAATAAATATTATAATTAACGAGTAATTTTAATTATATATTAAATAGAACGATTTTCTATAGGGTTTAATAATTCAGGTTTATGACATGTCTTATCCGGATTTATAGATTTATCAAAACTATCATAATCAAACATATTATTATCAATATATATTTTATTATATATATCTGGTTTAACATTACTAATAGTAAATAGATTGATTATAGGTTCATTATCACAGAACATATTATAATTAAAATTATTTAAATCATTACATTTTTTAATTTCATCATATTTAGTTATTGTATTTTGTATTATTTTATCAGATTCTATTTTTAAATCATTTATTAACATTACATATTCTTTTTCATATTCACTATCATATGTATTTATAGAAAATATAATAGAATTAAATTTTTCAATAGATGTATCTAAATATATTTTAGCATTTTCTAATAATGATTTAAATTTAATATTATCATTAACTTTATATATTATTTTAATATTTTTTATAAAATATTTATAATATTTTAATCCTAATTTATATGATTGAGGATCTATTCTTTCATATTTTTTTAATTTATAAAATATTTTTTCAGTATTACCAGTATAATTAGTATAATCTGGTATATTAGGTTTATTTATAATCTTATTAGAATATATATATACTAAAAATAATATCATAAAAAATATAATTGAATATTTTAAATCATAATATGATAGTATTATAAATATTATTATTAAAAAAAATATAACCATTTCATTCACATTATTTAACATAATATATTTAATTGATTATATATAAAAAAATTGATATAATTAAGATAAGTAATCCTAAAAATATGATATTTTCATTTTCAAATAAAAAAGACCTCATACTTTCTCTATATATATCAGATTCATTTATATCTTCATCATGTGTATTTTTAAGAATTATTTTAGTTTTTAAATATATATTATAATAATCATTATACATATTAGGTAGAATATTTATTAATTTATCAAATATTTGATTTAAAGTCATATTAATAAATTTATTTTCATTAACTGATATAGGTTTTATCATATTTTGTTCAGATTTTGTTTCAGTTGATATTCTATTTAATCCACTCATTAATTCAGGCCTTGATTCATAATCATTTATTAGACTGAGATATTCAGTGCTCATATATATAAATAATATATTAAATATTTGTTATTAAATGCACATTACCTAATATCATTCTTCTACAACAATATCTATGTAATCCTAATTCATCCATTACTTTTCCTTCAATAGATTTATCAGTTGTCTCTAAATTAATATAATCAATATCTAAATCTTTAATATTTGTAGTTTCTTTATTTTTTTCATCATTTACCTTTCTGATAAAAGGAATCCATTTATCTGAAACAGTTTTTCCACATGTGAAACAACGGACTGGAATAAGCATTTTATATTTATATATTATTATATTTTTAAATTCAAATTTATTTCTATAATATTTATAATGTATTTATATATATTTATATCTTTATTTATTATATTTATATCTTCTATTATCATATATTTAATATATCAATATTATTTTAATAATGATAATAAAAATATGGAAATATTAGATAAACAAAAATTATATGAAAGATTAATGAAAGATTTTAATAAAATATTTCCTGATAGAAATAGAAATTCAGGTGGAGTTCAATTCTTTAAACATATTATAGATAATTTAAATCCTAGTAAAAATGAGTTTGATTTATATAATCAATTTTATTGTGCTGTCAGTGGATCACCTATAGATCCTAAAAGAAAAGATATAAAAAATTTAATAGTTATGAAAGATTTAGATAATAATAATATATGCGGCGATTATTATAGATGTTGTATTCCTTGTAATTGTGATTTAATGAAATATGCTAAAGTTGAAAAAATGAATATATCATTAAGAGATGGTAATTATAATTATCATGTATTAACTATAAATGATCCTTGTCAAAATGAATCAGATATACCTGATTCTGTTTCTAGTTTTAAATGTAATAATAATAAAACTATAAATGGTATTCACACACCATCAGGTAGATTAATTGTAGGTATATTACATAACTCTAAATTATGTAGTCAATCAGATTTAGATAAAATTAATACTAGTGATATTACAGGTAAGTTTTGTAAAGAAAGAAACTCTACAGACCCTGATAATTTAAGAGGAGGTATGGGCGATATATTTGTTAAATTAAGTTTAATAGGTGATATGGATAGTTCAACAAATATCGGACATAGTAATTTAAAAAATATATATGGAGAACCATTAATAAAATGTCAAAAATATCCTGACGATATGAGAGGATCTTGGGATAATAGTGGATACTGTAGTGAATTAGGTGGAGGTGTTCATCAGATATGTTTTGATGTTAATAATAGTAGTAAGGATTTTTCTAAAGATACTGGACAAAGTAATTGGTCTGAAAGTAGAGTAGGTAAAAATCATTGTATGTGTTTAGGAGCATGGAGTTTATATAAAGCAAAACAAAATAATGATTTAATAGATGAAACATATAATGAATTAAATTGTGAAGCCATACCTGAAATGTCATTGAATGAAAGTTATGTAGGTAATTGGAATACATGGAATGGTAATGAATTAGATGATCAAGTTATAGATGGTGTAAATAGTTTAATGGAACAATGTTATGAAAAAGGTAATAATAATCAAAAAAAATATCTTAAAAATAAATATAATGAATTAACAAATTCGCGTTCAGAATTTCATAATACTGAAATTTATAATAAATATAGTATATAATTTTTATCTAATATATATTAATACTTTATGAGTGTGAATTTTAATATGATTGCCCCAATATCAGCAACTGTAATATCTATAGGTGGATTAATATTTCAACTGGGTAAACACTCTGAAAAATTAGATGTTCTAAATACAACAGTATATGCTCAAGAAAAAAAGGTTGATAATAATTATAAATATATAAATGATATGAAATTATTTATAACTAGAACAGACGAACGTTTAGATAAAATAAATGATATTAATGACGATCTAAAAGAAATAAAACATAAATTAGAAAAAATAGAATGTAAAATTTATAAATAATTATATTAGACTATTAACATAATCTCTTTGTTGAACATATACTGCTATAACAAAAGATACTACACCCATTAATAAATGAATATAATGTGGTGGACAATTTACTAAACCAAATACTGATGCTAAATTACAATGTTGAGAATGTGTAGCTAATCCCCAAAATATAGCATTCAATACAAAAAAAAGTGTGATTAAATTTTTTAACATTTATATTATATATTATATAATAATCTAATAAAATTTATATTGTAATGGACCTCCACCATCATCTTGTGGTAATATATGATCTATCTTTCTACATACGGATTTCGTAATAGGATTATTAAAATTATGTTTATAAAAGAACCATTGACTATAGATCGTTTTAAGTATTTTAGAAACATTGCCCTGACAATCCTCAATATCATGATTTTTAAATATGTCATTGATTAATAACTTTTGATATGATTGAATATCCATTTTACTTTACTTTTATTTATAATTTTATTTCAAATTTTAAAAAAAAGATTTTTTTTGTCTTTTTATTTTATATTGTTTTTTGTCTTTTTATAGTTTTATAGATTTAGGAATGCATATTACTGACCAGTTCGTATAGTTCTTTGTATCCGAAACTATCCACACCACACAAGACAACTACCTTGATGAGATAGTCTGAAATGGGTGTGATGTAGATACAGGGTGTCTGACATTCTTCATATCCTCTACGCTCAAGTTCTCGGGATACAAGAGCGTCAATGTTCTTTCCGTCCCTACCGATGATTACTCCGATACTATCCTTGTGCGCGGGCACATGGAAAGTGTATTTCTGGAAGAAGTGTGAATTGTGAGTATGCTTGTTGAAGACCATCGGTCCCGGACCATAATTGTATAGTCCTTGTCCATCTTCGCTTCCACCACCCAGAACAGATACCAGCATTCCCTCAGTATCGAGCTTTGGGTAAACCTTAGTAGCGCACCACAGATTCTTTCCTTGAGGTTTATACATAAGGTCCATGCGATATGGAGTGTGCCTAGAGAGTTTGCCAGCACCCTCAATGTTCATAGGAATATAGACATTTGGTTTCTGGCCAGCGATAGATCCGATACAGAAACCATGCTTGGAAAGGACAATGCGGACATCCTGAGTGGTATGAGACGGTGGAACTTGGAATCCGAACATTATTGGACCAACATCGCACGTCATGCGGTCCATATCCTTGTTCCATAGTTCATCAAGTTCGTCCATCATGTCTTCGTGAGCATCACCCTCTTCTTTAGCGACCATAAGGAGGAACTCAATCTCCATATCTTCACCAAAGTTGGGGTCATACTTGTCCAAAGGAAGAACACCGATGTTCTTCGCCATGACAATGTCCTCTTCCTCAACAGAAATGGGCACCCGAAACTCATAATCGTCCAATACGTTGCCTTCTGCGTCTCGAGTGAACTCCGAAGGGAATGCCTTGTAGGGAGTGGAACTGTTGAGATAGAGGGCCATTGTAATATGATAAGTTAAGTAAGTATTTAAAGTTTTTAAAGAGTTGTTCGTAAGTTTAAACAAGTTCTTTTTTGTAATCTACATTTATTCAAATGTAAATTTCAAATTTATTCAAAGAATTCAAAATTTTAATTAATTTCATTATTCTCATATTTTTTTATAAATTCACTTATTTCACAATTTAATTCTAATACTTTCATCTCTATTACCCATGAATATCTTTTTATAGGTAGTTTTTTTAATCTATTAATATTTTTTAAAAGAGATAAAAAAATATTATCTACTAACATCTTCTATTATATATTATTAATTATTCTATAAATATTAAGGATTATTATTAATATTATTATTAATATTATTATTATTATTATTATTATTATCATTATTAATAATATGATTAATAAGTTCTTGCTGATTGTTGATGAGATTATTAATGATATTAATATTATCATTATTGTTATTAAGATTATGAATGCTTAACATGATAAGATTAAACATATTAAGAATAGTATTTGTATCTTCTTGATTCATATAGTTATTTGTGATAATAGTATCCATTTGTTGATGAACACGATTGAGATTATCTTGGATATGTAATAGTGCTTGGTTATTATCCATATTGTTTTGATATGTATTTAGTATTTAAATAGTGATAATATAGATTTCAAATTTAAAATTTGAAAATTTAGTTGAAAGAATACTTAAATATAAAACAAGAATACTAATTGATATATAATAATAATGGTTGAATTTATGCTTGCAAAAGAATACACTAATGATATGAAAGTTCCACGTGGATTAACAGATTATAAACCACCAATTGGTTGGCTATTATCTGAAAAATATGATGGATATCGAGCTCGTTGGATTCCTGATAAACAAATATTTCTTTCAAGAAATCAAAAAGTATTTAATGCTCCAGAATGGTTTAAATGTGTTATGCCTAATGTTGATTTGGATGGTGAACTATTTGCTGGTAGAGAGAACTTTCAAGATATGGGTGTTGTAAGGAAGAAAATTCCAATAGATGAAGAATGGATTAATATTAAATATGTTGTATATGATTTACCTGAAGATGATAATGTGTTTGAAGATAGAGTAAAGAATCTTAAACAGGTAATTGAAGAATCTAAAATAGAATGGGATAAATTGAAAGAAGAATATCCAGAACCATTTAATAATATTGATTGTCCTGTAGTATATACAGAACAAATAAAGGTTAAATCTTTAAAGCATCTAGAAACTATTTATAAAGAAGTGCTTAAAAATGGTGGAGAAGGTGTAATGATTAAAGATCCTAAATCTCAATATGAAGACAAGCGATCTAATTATATGTTAAAATATAAACCATGTTTTGATGCAGAAGCAATAATAATAGATTATAAAGAAGGAGCTGGTAAATATGAAGGTATGCTTGGTGGGTTTGTATGTAGGCCACTAATCAGTTATGGAAATTATTCTGTTAAAGATGAATCTTATATATTCAGTATTTCAGGTATGGATGATAATATTAGAGATAATTATAAAGATACTCATCCATTAGGGACAGTAATTACATATGAATATTCGGGTAAGACTGATTCTGGGAAACCACGATTTCCAAGATATATTAGAATTAGAGATGATATTGTGATTAAAGATGATGATGGAACTAGTGATAAAAGAGATATGATTATTAGTATCTTTAATTCATTAGGAAATTTTGAGAAAGCGAATGGTGAAGTATTTAAAGCGAATGCTTATTTTAAAGTAATTCCTCATCTAAAGAATATTCAAAATGATAGTGGATTGACTGTTGAGAATCTAAAAAGTATTAAAGGATTGGGAAAAAGTTTATTAACTAAAATCCAAGAAATTATTGAAACAGGGAGTTGTCCAGCTTATGATAGGATAAAAGATTATGATGATATTAGACAAGTATTTATGGGTATTCATGGTATTGGACCTAAAAATGCTGCAGAACTAGTTAAAGCTGGTTTTAAATCAATTGAAGATCTAAGAAATTGTCCTAATATTGAAGATCATCTAAATAATGTTCAAATGATTGGATTAGAATATTATGAAGATCTTCAACTTAGAATTCCTAGAGAAGAAATTGTATATCATGAAAGATATCTAAAACAAGTTCATAAGTTATGTGATATTCCAAAAGGAACAGTGCATTTTACAATTGCGGGCTCATATAGAAGAGGTAAAGTTGATAGTGGTGATATAGATATACTATTTACCTCTAAGAATAAAAAGAAATATGATGAATTTATTGATAAATTAAGAGAAAATAATTATTTAGTAGAAGATTTGGCGAGAGGAACTAAGAAATATAATGGTATTTGTAGATATGGTAAGAATCCTTGTAGGAGAATTGATATTATGTATACTAAACCACAAGAATATCCATTTGCCATATTATATTTTACAGGATCTATGGAATTCAATACTAAAATGCGAGCAAATCTATTAGAACAAGGTCTATCACTAAATGAATATTCACTAAAAGATAATGAAACAAAGAAACCAGTAGACCATAAATTTGTTAAAGAAGAAGATATATTTGAATATTTGAATATGGATTATGTTCATCCGTGTGATCGATAGATAATAATATTAATTAACGTTTCTTAGGTTTAACAATAGTTTTTTTATCTTTACAACAATTATCCATATTATAAGAACAATGATTCCAATCACCTCTTATTTTAAATAGTTTACCGTTCTTTTTAATATAAGCACATCTACAACAATTATTAGCATTTTCTTTATTAATAGCTCTATATTCTTTTGAATATTGTTTTTTATGCTTTTTAATTTTACCGGTTTTTATTTTACCACAATTTTTCACACATTTATTTCTTTTAGACCATTCTTTATTCCATTGTTTTTTTTGTTCTGGTGATAAACCTTCGAACCTATTAAATTTTTTAGGTTTTTCACCCGATAGTTTACTACGAGTAAATCTACGCCTTTTAAGTTTAACTTTTAATATGTCATTACTACATTTCCTATTACATGACCAGTATTCATCAGTTATTTGTCTCATATCTTTTTTTAAGGAACCACCTGATTGATTAGTTACAGATTTTTTTTTCTTAGGTATTTTCTTTGTTTTTTTATATTTCTTAGATTTTTTCTTTTTCTTAGATCTTTTATATATATAATAACCTGTTGCGGCGGCGGCAGTAGCAGGTAAAACTATAGGTGCTGTAACTGGATTTACAGCAGCTGCTAAACATGGAATACAAGGAGCCACCATATATATATAATATGTTATATTTAAATATAAATTATATATGTGTTATTAAATATGGGTAATACACCTTCATCTACAAATTCTCATGCTGATTTATATGAGCAATATTTAAATGAGCAAAAAAGGATTATTGCAGCACAACAAGAACAAATTAATAATTTAACAAGAATGAATTTAAAAAATAATCCAGTGAATCAACCACATAGAATACCATCGAATGTATATTTACAAAGTATGCCAATACAACAACCTCGAAATACATATATGAATGATTCACATCAACAACCAATGCCTCAAATAGATTATGATAAAATGCCTTCTGCTAAATCACAGAAAGAAAAATTAAATCCATATAAAATATTAGGTATATCTAAACAATTTGATGAAAAATCATTAAAAAAAGCATATCTAAAAAAAGCATTAGTAACTCATCCTGATAGAGGTGGTTCAGCATTAGAATTTCAACAAGTATCTATAGCATATACATTATTATTAAAGAAATTAAATGATATGAATAATAATCATCAACATAATGATTTAAGAAATAATAGTAGAGATTTTAGTCAAAATCAATCACAAAATAATTTAAGAAATAAAAATATGTCGGATAATTTTGACATAAATATGTTCAATAAGATATATGAAGATAATAAATTAGATGATGTATATGATAGAGGTTATGGTGATTGGATGAAAAAGGATGATAGAAGTATAGAACAACCTAAAATGTTTAATAAATCATTTAATAAAGATTTATTTAATCATGAGTTTGATAAATATAAAGTTCAACAACAAAAAAAAATGGGATCACAGGTAATTAAATATGATGAACCTCAAGTAGATATATCTATGAGAGGTAAAGATTCATTGATGGTATTAGGTCAAAATAATGTAGCTGATTTTAGTGGCACTTCAGAAGGAGGTTTAAATTTTAGAGATTATAAAGATGCATTCACTAATTCATGTTTAATAGATACTGGTTCTATGAATATAAGTAATAGAAGTAATAGTATACAAGATGTAGAAAGGTCAAGGTCTAATATTTCATATCAAATGTCAGAACAAGATTTAAGAAAACAACATTTAAGTAAATCTAGACAAGAACAAGAAGAACAAGATAGAATACATAGATTAAATCAACAAGATAATAGAGCATTTACAATGTATGATAAAATACATTCAAGATTGATAGGATATCAATAATATAATTATTTACTTGATGCTATCATGCCTCTACGATTGATATAATTTCTTTGATCTTCAGTTGTGCAAACACATCCAGTAGAAGTAGAGAAAGTAGAAGGGCAACATTCAGGACTAGATTTATTTCTATATAACATAAATAGATTTTGATCATCATCAGGGACACCTGTAATGGATGGGCCCATACTAGAATATAAAGTTTTATCACATTTTAATGGAACATCTATACCTTGATATACACACATATCTTCTTTTTTACCTAAAGATACATTATTTTGTTTAACATATTTAGATACAGGATTATCTAATGTTAAGACTAATCCATCATAAGGACCCATTTGATATCCTGCAGCAACAACAAATTTATTTTTATTATATCCTTTAGGTCCATTATTATTATTAGAGTTTTGTAAACCTTTAGATATGCTATTTAATTTAGAATTATTTGTATTGTTTTTAGAATTAGATTTTTTATTGGAGGTATTAATTGTATTATTAGATTTAGAATTTTGTCCTTCAATAACATTTTTCATATTACATAAAACTAATATAGCAATTAAAGTTAATAATAGTAATATCATATTATTTTTTCTAAATTTATATGCTAAACCTAAATAACATATCAATACAACAACGCTAATAATTTGAATCATTATATAAATAATAAATATTTTATTTTATTTTAAATTAAATATTTAAATATATTATTTAAATATAATTTAACAAAATTATATTAAATGAATGACTATACTTTGAACAATAAATGGGTATTATGGTTTCATTCATTAAAAAATCCTAATTGGGATAATAAATCCTATATAAAAGTAATAGAAATAAAAACATTACTTGATTTTAAATTATTAAATGATGTATTAAGGATAAATCATTTACAAAATGGTATGTTTTTTTTAATGAAAAATGATATATTTCCAACATGGGAAGATCCAAAAAATAGATTAGGTGGATGTATTTCATTTAAATATGATAATAATATTTTAAAAGAATGGTTAAAAATATTATTATTATGTATTACAGATAATTTATCAAATAAAAGAAATATTAATGATATAAATGGATTATCTATATCACCAAAAAAAGAATTTAATATAATTAAAGTTTGGATTAAAGATGATTCTAAAGATCATAAAAAAATAATAAAATCATATGAACCGTTTATTACATTAGATAAAAGTATATATAAGAAACATGAATTAAGTTATTAATTATTATTATTACTAATAGGTGCTAAGCATAATTTTATATCACCAATACTAGCAATATTATATTTAATAATTAATGGATAATCATTTTTAATATAAATATTAATAATATTACATAAATTAGTGCATTTAGTAAATAATATTAAATATTTTAATGAATAAATTCCTTGAATAGGATATTCAGAAGTTTTACAAGATGTAAATTGAATACCATTATCAGTTTCACCTAATACAGTTTCTTGAGAAGCAAAATCTCCATTACATGATAACATTAATTTATTACCGATACTTTTAATTTCAATTTTTTCAGAAATATTAATCATATCTCTAATAATTTTTTGGAAATCACCTGATGGGAATGTAAGTTCTGTATCAAATTCAGCAGGCGGGATATTAATATCTTTTTCTTCTATATCTAATAGGTTTAATTTATAGGTTGTTTGAGAATTTTTTTCATCATTATGAATTTTAATACCTAATTCATTTTCATTATTAGTTTCCATAAATAATGTTAAAGTATCATTATTAGACATAGTTTTAATAAGTTTGTATAGATTTAATAGATTTAATCCAATATTAATTTTTTTAGAGCAAAAAAAATACTCAAACTTTTCACCAAATAATTTCATATGAACTAAAACATTCGCAGTAGAATCCATAGCTATTAATTTAATACCATTTTCATCAATTGTAAAATTAGCATCAGTAAGGATTTCTTTTAATGATTCTATTAATATTCTTATAGCACCCGTTTGAACAGTTTTTATATTAAAAATATAGTTTCCATCGGACATAATTATATATAATTATAATATTTCTCTTTAAATATTAAAACGAAACTATACATTAAATCTAGGAGCTATAGACATAGTTTGTAATTCTTGCATAAGTAATTTACAAGAATATGGGATATTCACTTTATGAATATTACTATAATTATTACAACTTTTACATTCATATATATTTTTCTCTTTATTAGCAGAAGCTATTAATCCACATTTATTACAAATGAATACACTAAAATCATCTGATAATTTAATCATTCTTTCATATAGGAAATGAGAAGCACCATGAGCAATCATACAATCACGTTCCATTTCACCAAATCTTAGTCCACCATATGATGCTCTGCCTTCTGATGGTTGTCTTGTAGCTGATACAATAGGTCCAGTAGATCTAGAATGTATTTTATCACTTGACATATGTTTTAATCTTTGATAATATGTAGTGCCCATAAATATACTTGTATGTATTTGTTCACCAGTCTTACCATTATATAATATATCATTCCCATGTTTATCAAAATTATAATGTGTTAAAATATTTTCAATATTTTTAACATTAACTTTATCAAATGCTGTTCCATTACCTAAATTACCAGTCATACAACATGCTTTACCTAATATAGTTTCGAATAATTGAGCAATAGTCATTCTACTAGGAACAGCATGAGGATTAATTATAATATCTGGAACAATACCGTCTTTTGTAAATGGCATATCTTCTTGTTCATATATCATACCAATGGTTCCTTTTTGTCCGTGTCTAGATGAGACTTTATCACCAATATTAGGATATCTATGTTCTCTAATTTTAACTTTACATATTTTATATCCTTCTGAATTATTATTCACATAGCGACTATCAGTAAATCCTTTTTCATTTTTTCTCACTGAAGTGCTACTATCAATATATTTATATTTTTCATCTTTATTTTTATTAGGAATTACTTTACCAATAATAATATCATTATCATCAACAGGAATATTTTTATCTATAAATCCATTACCATTAATTTTTTCATAATTATATGGTTTAGGAAATAATAAATTAGATTTATCAGTTCTCATAAATTTTTCTTCTTCACCAGATATTTGATTTTTCTTTTCTTCATCTTTATAAGTTCTATAAAATGTTGAATTAAATAAACCTCTATTTAATGCATTTCTATTAAATATAACAGAATCTTCTTGATTATAACCTGTCCAAGTAGCAATAGCTATTACAACATTAATACCACTTGGAAGTCTATTAAGATTTAAATAACTAGATATTTTAGTATCTACTAATGGTTTTTGTGGATATGATAATATATTAGTAAATGTATCATATCTTAATTGAAATTTAGTTGTAGGAACACCAACGGCTTGTTTACCCATAGCAGATTGATATGTATTTCTAGGTGCTTGATTATGATGAGGAAATGGAATACATGATGTTAATAATCCTAAAATTAATGATGGATGTATTTCAGTATGTGAATATGTCTTATCAGTTATTTCTTCTGGACGAGTAGCACATAAAATATTTTGCGATTCATATACATCTATATATTCAATAGGACATAATGTATTATTATTTATACTGATTACTAAATCTTTCCATTTGTATTCTCCATTAATTATTTTATTATGATGAATTTTATTATATATTAATTTATTATGTTTTACTTTTAATAATGGTCTAATTACTCTACCACCATCAGTGAATATATATATAATTCTATTAATATTATTCATAGAGATAGAACTATGAATATGAATTAATCCCATATTTCTATAATATTTAAAATCATTAATTAAATATCTATAATTACTAGTAAAACCAATCCATTCACCATTTATAAATATTTTTATAAAATTATTCTTATCCATACGATATATATTAAATTCATTAAATGTAATAATATATTTATTAATAATTTCTCTAATAGATTTAGATGATACTTTATTAGTAATTTCACATGTCATAGATAAATTCTTAACAATACCAACAGATTGACCTTCAGGTGTTTCACTAGGACACATATAACCCCATGCTGTAGCATGTAGTTTTCTAGGTGGAATTAATTTTCCATTATCTGAATTAGGTGTTTGAACTCTTCTAATATGTGATAAAGTGCTAAGATAACTTAATCTATTTAATACTTGAGACACACCTTGTTTATTTACATTCATTTTAAGACCCCAATTACCAGTAGCCATAGAACTTTTTAAACTATTTTCAATATAATTTGATTTAATAATTTTATGAATATTAATTTCATTAATAATATCATTATAATTCTTACTAATATTCCATATACCTGAATTTATTTCTTTAGTAATATAATTTTTAACATCTTTAGTAATTTTATTAAAACATTGATGTGTTAAAGATCCTAATAGTGGTCCAATACAATCAATTCTTTTATTTAAATATGAATCTCTGTCATCAAAATCAATTATTTTAAGATAACATTTTAATAATTTATTCACCATATATCCTGTAAAATATAATTTAGATAAATCAGAATTTAAATGTGTTAAATAATCTTTTAATACATGTTCTCTGATATATTTAATTTTCTTTTCTTCACTTAAACTATATATACTATTATTAATATATTTACTAATATATTCTATTGCTTCAAATTCAGTATTAATACTAGAACCTTCTTCAATAGATAAATGTAATATCTTGATAAGTTGTTTATCTAATTTAGAACCATCATTATCAATTATATAATAAACAATATCTTTATCATTTAAACAACCTAATGCTTTGAATAATATAAATAATGGAATTTCTTGTTTTAAATGAGGTAATGAAACTCTTAAATGATTTTCATAAATATTTTCTTTTTTAGTAATCTTAATACTAGACATTCTAGGCATATAATAATCTTCTTCTTTTACAGTAGTAATTTCACAAACATATCTATATTTAGTAGTAGCTTTATTATTTTGAAATACTTGAGGAATATTATATACTTTTCTTTCTTGTGAAATAATTACTTTCTCATTACCATTAATAATAGAATATCCTCCATAATCATATTCACATTCATCATTATATAATGTATCATTAAGAGTACAATATTTAGATCTTAATAATATAGGAATACTACCTATTAAAATATTTTTAATTATTTTCTTTTCTAATTCTATTTCAATATCATTTTCATTAATATATATTGTTGATTCAAAATCTACTATAATACTAGCTAAATAACTATAATTTCTTAAACGTGCTTCATTAGGTTTCATTAAATTAGAATATCCATCATTTTCTGTTGTAAATGGTTTTCCAATATTCACATTAGAAATATTAATAATAATCTTTTTTACTTTATCAGATTCAAAATTCATTTGAATCGGAAAGTAATTAGAAATAATATTTGGTAAGATTTTTTCAATAAATTCATTATAAGATTTTAATTGATGATTTACTAAAATATTCTTTTGATTAAAGTAGCATTTAATAATCGCATCAATGTTTAAATCCATGATATTTTTTTATAAATAAATCTATTTATAAAAATCAAATTTATATTTTATATTATTATATCTTTATATATTTAAAGATATTTAATAAATGTAAGATAATATGGTAGAAAATAATACAATAGACGCATATGATGATAATATTATAGAAGAATATGATGATATTATATTTAATATATGTAGAATAATGTTTTATGTTCCTATAATCTTTTTTGGTTCAGTTATAGTATCTATTACATATGATTATATTACATTTAAAGAAGATAATAATGAAAATAAAAAATTAGATTAATGATTTAATTTTATCATTAAATGAAATAGATTCAAAAATTTCATTTTGTTTATAATTTAAATGATATTCTTTTAATAAATGTTTAGCTAATTCAGGATATATTTTATATGTATTACAAAAATTATATGCATCTAAAACATTTTTTTTAATTTTTAAAATATCAGTATTATTATTAATTTTATATTTTTGAAAATAATTATCAACTAATGACATTAATAATAATGAATTTAATATTTTATATTTATGTATTATTAAATTATTTTCTTTAGAAATTTGAAGTATTTGTTTTAATAAAATATCAGGTTCAGTTATTCTATTATTAAATTCAATATTTAATTTTAATTCTTTATTAAATAAAAAATTTAAAAAATCATAATATTTTTGAGTATCATTTTCATTATTTTTAAAACTTACAATTAAATCACATAATCCATTAATATTTGAATATTCTTCTTCATTTAATTTAAAACAATATCCAAAATCATATATTATTATTTTATGTAAATTATTTATTTTATCTTTTGATACTTTCCAATTAAATTTATGTAAATCACCATGATTATTATTCAATATTAATATATTATTTCTAACAAATAAATATAATAAATATATAATTTTAGATTTTTTATATTCACTTATATCTAAATTATCTAAACAATCACCATCTATATATTCCATAATAATAATATCATTTGAAACTTTTATTAATTTAGGTATTATTATATAATCATTATCTAAATATTTATTATAAAAATTTAATATATTATTACATTCATTTACAAAATCGGATTGTTTATAAAAATCTTCTAAGAAACTTACTAAATCAAATGGAAAATAATTATAAAAAAATTTATTAAATATTTTAATTTTATAAATAAATGAGAATATATTTCTGAATAATATCATTTGTTTATCTATATTAGGATGTTTTACTTTCATTACATAATATTTACCTGATTTAATATCTTTTATTTTATATACTTGTCCAATACTACCTGATCCTATTATATCAATAATTTCATATTCATTATTTAAATCTATTTTAAAATGTTTTTTATATAATTGTTCTGTAAGTTTAATATCATGTATATCATTATTTTCATAAACATCATCTAAAATATCTAATATATCATTATTTATATTTTCTTTTTCTAATATAGGTATTAACCATTGAACACATTTAGTACATATACAACCACAATTATTTATATATTTTTTTATTAATTTAATATTTTTTATATTATATTTTTTTGTATAATCATATTTTTTTTTATTATAAAATGAAAATAATAATAATTTACTTATATTAAATATGAAATTAAACATATATACATAAAATAATTATATTTTATTGTATAAACTTATTTAATTTACTAAAATCATAATTATTTACTCTTTTAAATTTATTAATTTGTCCTTTTAAAAATATTTGATATTCAGGAAATATCTTATAATAATCACATATACTATATTCTTCTGTATATAAATTATTATGTTCAAATCCATCCGAATCATTATAATTTTTCATGAATATTAATGCTATGTTTTGCCAAGATATAATTATATATAATAATGTAATATCTATTTTTACTTTATATTTAATACAGAATATTAAGATATGTTTAAAAAAATCCATTAATCTTTTAATATTATGTGTATTATCATAAAAATAATTTTTTATAATATTATCATTAATATTTGAATTATATTTTATAAAATTATGAAAACCTTTATAAATTATATCATAATTATAAACATGTAATCCATCTATTAAATCATTTAAATTATCTAAAATATAATTATCATATAATTTCCAACATAAGCCATAATCATATATTACTATTTTATTTTCATTAGTTACTTTCCAATTATAATTATGTAAATCACCATGATTAAATTTATTAATATATACATTATTTTGCATAAATATATATATTAATAAATTAAACTTAGAATATTTATAATTATTATGTTTAAATGTTTCAATTGATACACCTTCTAAATAATCCATTATAATTATATTTTCAGATATTTTATACAAGTTAGGTATTTTATATAGATTATTATTATGATATAATTCATTAAATTTGATAATATTATTCCCTTCATTTAATAAATTTAATTGTTTTTCAAAATTATCTAAGAATTCATTTAAACTTATAGGTATAATATTCTCAAAACGAATAAATTTAAATATTATTTGTAATAGTAATTTGATATAGTTAAAATTATTATTAACATTTGGATGTTTTACTTTCATAGCATATAATTTATCAGATTTTATATCTTTTATTTTATATACTTGTGCTATACTTCCTGATCCTAATAAATCTATAATTTCATATTCATTTGATATATTATCATAAAAATCTTTATTAAATATTTGTTTTGTATATTCTATATCATGTATAGGACATTTTTCATATGTATTTTCTAAAATATTAATAATATTTTTATCATAATCTAATAATTTCATTAATGGTAATCCCCATTGTATCATTTTTATAGGTATTACACCACATTTATATACATTATTTAATAATATTTTTACTAATTTATCATTATAAATATTATATTTAATTAATAATCCTAATATAAAACATTTACTTAAATGAAAAGATATCATAAAAAAATATATAAGATTATGTTTAAATAATATAAATATAATATAATTTAAACAAATATGTCTCAACTTGAAAGGACTATCAAAGATTTAATTATTTTTTATGTTAAAGAAAATTATAATAATTATTTAATAGAAAATAATTTATCCTTTATTCATGGAGATGAATTAAAAAAAGTAATAATTGAATTATATGATTCTAAAAAGAATCATTTAAAAGAATTTTTAAAAAGTTCATTAAAAGAATTATTAAAAGATGATTATCCTGGTGATTTAACAATTAATAATATATGTTATGAAATATTTGAAGATGATGAATTATGTAAAAATAGAATATATGTTGAAATAAAGATACATCAAGAAAATAATATATAATATATTATATATTATATATATGGATCTATCTGATAAAATAAAAATATCTATGAAGAATAAAATAATAAAATCACCTAAACGTGTTAATAGTTTATCTAAAGAACTTAAAAATAAACTTAAATCTTATGATAAAATATCAGGTAAAACTTCTGATAAATCTTTAGATAAATCTAATGATTTAAAATTAAATAATAGTTTAAAGAAAATTAAATTATCATCTTCAAATAATAGAAGAACAACTAAGAAGAACAATTTATATATCCCTACTAATTTAAGTATTACTAAAGATGAACCAGTTGAAGTATTAAAAGATAAACCTGTTGATATTGTGAATGATAAAGCCTTTGATATAGTTAAACCTAATATAGTTGTTCCAGTTAAAAAAGAAAATAAAAAACCATCTATTAAAAAATTATCTAAGAAAAGAGTTAGAAAATCAACAAAAAATAAAACTATTTCTGTTAAATTAAATAATAAAGCTAAGAAAGAAAAAGATATATTAGAAATTGTTTCTAAGTTTGAAAAAATGAATATAAAAGAAATTAAAGATTTTCTAAAAACTAAAGGTATTTCAACTAGTAATAAAAATAAATCTAAATTATTACCATATATTTATTTATTAACATGTGTAGATGATGATATTAATATTATTAAAAAATAATTTAATCAACATTATTATCATTATTAGTATCATTATTATCATCATTCGATCTGGGCATTTTAGATCTTACTCGATAAATATATTCATCACTATCAATTAATAGTTTTGAACCATATAGTCCTTGAACATTAAAACATATAGTCTTACCATCATCACCTGGTTTATTAATTACATTTAGAGAAACAATTTCACCAGGAATAAGTTTCTTAAAATCAGATACAGATTTTACTTCTGAAAAATGAACAAATTGTTCAGTTCCAACATACTTTGATTCTGGGTTAATAATCTCAATAAAACCGAATCCTTTTTTATGATTAAAGAATTTCACTTTACCAACTTCGTTATTTTCGGTCATTTTTATTATTAATATTATTTTGTCTTTATATATGTTATTTCAATTAATAATAACACTATTTATAATATTAAATATATATTTTATATTTAATTTATATTTAATAGATATAAATTCTTCTCTTAAATTAGCTAAGAATATAAATGAATTAAAATTACAATTATATAATAAACATCCAGTACTTATAAGTTTACCTAAAGAAATTAATTTAGATAATTTAAATTTAGACCATTGTTATAAAAATATTGATAAATTTAATAATCTTGAAATTAATAATAAAATTAATTTTGATCCAATATTATTAAATAGTAATTTATTATGTAATTTTAAATATTCATTATCGAATTTTCTTAAAAAAGATATTATATCTTTTAAAAAATGTCTAAATAATTATCATATAATTAGTTGTTTAAATGGTGATGATTTTTATATTTATTTATTACATCCAAAATATAAAGATTTAAAACATGATGAAGCATTAAAATATTCTGAAAAAGTATTAGTAAAACCATATGATATTTTAATTATACCATTCGGGTGGAAATATTTACAAGAAATTAATAATAAAACAATTAATTATCATATTGATATTGATAATTATTTTACATTTATTCATAATTCTATATTAAATAAAATCTAATAATATTATATAATATGAAAGATTTTAAAAAGAAAACTAAAAATAAATCTATTAAAAAATATAGAACTTGTAAAAAAAATGATATTAAATGTCAAAAAGAATTAGTATTAGATTTATTGAGAGATACACCATTTCCTAAAAATACTAGTCGTAAAAATATTATGAGAACAAAACATAAAGAAAATAAAGCAAGATATGAGGGTTTTGTATTAGGTAAAATTAATTTAATACCTCACATGTGGAAAAAAGATAAAAAAGGTAAAGTTATAAAACAACAACAATCTAATAGAACTAAAGATCCTCGTTTCAAAAAACTATTTTATGAATGTAAAAAATTAATGAAAATACATGATCCTAAGTTTGAATTCACAACTATTCAATATAATAAAAATATGCGAGCAGCAAGACATGTTGATGGTAGAAATGTAGGTACTTCATATATTGTTGGTTTAGGTGATTATACTGGGGGTGAATTAATTGTATATGATAATGCTAAAAAACCTACTGGTGCTGTTAAAAATGATTTAAGAGGAAACTTTTATTCATTCAATGGATCTAAATTTTTACATGAAGTAGCACCATTTAAAGGTGAAAGATATACTATAGTTTTCTTTAAAATTTGAATATATTTAAAAAAAAATAAATAATATAATATTAAATGAATTTCAATAATTATACTAAATACAGAATACCTTTTCCATTTGTAGATATTTACTTTATTGTTTGGAAACCTTTTGCAAGATCTAAAATTCATGATCATAGTAAAAATGGTTGTCATATGTTTATTATAAAAGGTATGTTAAGAGAAGAATTATATAATAAAAAATTAGCACTAATAGATGTTCGTTATAGAGACACATTAGATTTAACATATATTAATGATGATATAGGTTATCATAAAATTGTAAATGGTGCTGGATATACATATTCATTACATATATATCATCCTAAGAATCATATAACTAAATATTACGATTAATACCATTTCTATTTGGAATATTATCTTTATTAAAATATCTATTCATAAATCTAGAATTATTATTAGGATATCTATATCTTGGTGCAGGTGGTGTAGGATCATTATAATGTTCATCTTCTACACATACTTTTAATTTTTTCTTATTTTCTTTAACAGGTTCTAGATATAGAAAATAACTATGTTTTCCTTCAAACTTTTTAGAGAAATTGCCTTGATCTCTTAGCTTCATGAAATACATATTGCTGATAAGTGCGTTCATATTATTATTTACTAAACAAATTATTTATAAATAATTTCAAATTTATAATATATATGTATCAATTCATATTATTCTTATTAGTAATCACGATATTATTCATAATTTATTCAGAATATACTGTTGGAGGTATTTTAATAAGAACTGATTCATCGGGTAAAGATTCTATAAATATTAGTAGTATGTTTAATTTTATGATACATCCTTTAAAAAATAAATTATTATGGAATTATAAATCATTAGATATTAATTATCCATTTATAATTATTATATCAACAATTTTATATAAATTTGATTTTATTATTAATTATTTTTTATAAAATTTAATGGATATTTTAAAAGAATTAATATTTAATCAAAATAAAGAATTATTAAAAAATGTATCGGATAATTTTTATCCAAATATGAAAGAAGAACAAATTGAATTTATTAAAAATTATAACAAGAAAAACTTTACTTATTTAAGACCTGTTAAAAGAGATTTAAACAATGTATATGAAAAAAGGTTAAATAAAATTATGAAATAATTAAACGCGTTTAATATCTTTAAAAAACATATAATATAGTTCGGGTGCACACAACCTATTATTTATTTTTTTTATAATGAATCGTGTGAAGATGTAAACATATAATTATAACATGATAAAAACATAATTAGCAATCAATGATATATTAGTATAATATATTTGAAGTAATATTTCTAGAGATCATTTAAAATGTTTTTATATTTGAGTTATAATATTATTATTATTTAAAGATAATTATATATAATATATTGGGTGGAGATAAAGGTAAGTATATTATTTAATAATATTTATTTATTATTAGATAATTTATTAACTATATTTTTGTTTCGCAGGTTTGAAGATACGATCAAGATGTTCAAGAACGATGGATGAAGGCTATGATGCTCTAAAAGGATGATGAAGTCGTAAATGCTGAAGGATAAATGCGTGGACGCTCTACAATGGATGAAGGCAAACGGATTTTCTACATGGATGAAGAAGGCGTAAAGATTAGGTAAAGGGATGACGGGGAGAGGAACGAGATTAAATTTTTTTCCTTCTTAGCTCAGTTGGCAGAGCACTCGGCTGTTAACCGATAGGTCGCTGGTTCAAGTCCAGCAGAGGGAGTTTTTTTTTATATTTATTTATATATGAATAAAATTTTATTGAATACTGGTAAAATTTTATTAGGATTATTAGTATTTTTATTATTTTCATTTTTAGTATTTTGGTATAAAATATATTCAGATAATAAAAAAAAAGGATTAAATAGGATTATAGATTCTTTTGCTGGAGCATTATTATATTTTGTATGGGGATTACTAGCAACATATACAGGAGATGTTGGGCCATTTAATTTTATTCTATCTATATATGGAATAGATCCTAAATAATTAATCAATATTTTTTATCAATAAAAATGATGTAATATTATTATCATTATCTTGTATATTTTCTTCTAATATTTCTAAATTATATATTTGTGCTGATTCTTTACTTGCAATAGCACCAATATCTTTTATATCATTATCACTAATATATTTACTTGAAGCTGATGTATCATAATATCCTTTAGATGCTAAATTATTTTTTAATAAATATCCTCTACATTGTGCTAATGCTTGCCAATGACTTTGTACATATTTAATATCTTCTTTTTTTACTCCTGGATAAACTATTAAATTATGATTAATTTTATAATCATATTTTTCAATAATCTTAATATTATATTCAATCATTAATTTATCATTTTCATGTAATCTACCACCTAATGTATTATTAATAGGTATATATCCATAATCTATTTCTTTATTATTTAATGCAATAAATATATGTTCAAATGTTTTGAATGCTTTAGGAATATATTTAAAATATTTTTTTATAGAATTATAAGAATAACATCCTAATTCACCTTGATATCCAATTATCATATTTAATTATTATTAATCTCCCTATATTGTTAAATCCTTTTTTATTCACAATAACATAATCTTTACATTTTAAATCATATATATCTACTAATAATTGTTTTTTATTTGGTAAAATTATATCTATTATAGTACTTTTAAATAATTCATGTAATTTAGGTTTATATATCATAATTAAATCATTATCACTTCTTACAAAAGTATTATCTTGTAATGTTTTTAATTTAATAATAAATGAATATTTATTATATAAATATATTATTTCATTATAATCTCTTAAAAATAAATAATATATACCATATTTAGAAACTATTATAATTTTTTTTAAAACATTATTATATGCTTCATCTAATTTAATATTTAATTCTATAATAAAATCTTCTTCTAATTTAGTAATATCAATATATTTAGCTGATACAACAATTTTTTTATTATTTTTATTTTTATCATAATTAAAAATATAATCTTTCATTTTATTTAATCTTTGTTTAACTTGTTCAGGCAATGTTTTATATAATGTAGTAGCTAATCGAACATTTTCATTTTTAAGAAGCATATCATAATATTTATTAATTTCATTAAACTCTTCATCTGTAAAATTATATTCTTTTAAAAAGGAAAATTTTTTATAATTATTATAAATAATTCGTTTATTATCATCAGATAAAATTTCATATGCTTCTAGGATAAGTTTAAATTTTTCAGGATCACCACCTTTATCCGGATGATATTTTAAACACATTTTATGATATTGTTTTTTCAAAGATTTAATATCAAAATTATTTTCATCTATTTCTAATAATTTATATAGATCCATTTAATATCTGATAAACTTCTATTAATAAACCTTCTAAATATAATAAATCTTTAAATGATTTATTTACTAATATATCATTATCTTTAAACGCATTCACTAATTTAATTTTCTTATTATCTTCTATATTTAATTCTAATAAATATGTTAAAAATCTTTTATAAAATGTTGTAATATCTATTATAGATCTTGATAAATATATTAATTGTTTTATATCTGTAATTTTATTTTTTAAATTATTATCTTTTTTAATTATTTTCATATATTTTAAAATAATTTCATCATAAATATCATTATTTATTATAGCTAATTTTAAATATGATAATATATTTATAAAATTATAATTTAAATTATCATGTTTTTTTAGAATTTCATTTAAAACATATTCACTTATTACTAAATTATTTTTTAATAATAATTTTTCAAAATATATATATTTATCAGCTATACTATGATTAGGTATTCTAAAATTTATAAATCTACTATGTAATGGTTCAATTATTTTATTATATTTATTAGTAATTATTATTATTTTAGTTGTATAAATAGATTTTTCAAATATTACTCTTAATTTATTTTGATTTACAACAGATAAATAATTAAAATTATCTAATATTATATAATTACATTCATTTATAAAATAATTGTATGATTCAACTATCTTTTTAATAAAATCTATAAATTTTAAATTATTATTAACTTTTTTAACATCAAAATAATAATGTATATGACTTTTATCATAATATATATTATCACATAATAATTGTTTATTAGAATAATTATTTATATTAAATATATCATTTAAAACTGTTTTAACTAATAATGTTTTACCTGAATTATTTACACCATGAACTATTATATTTGAATGATTTTTATTAGATATAAATTTATGTAATTTATATCCTATCTTGTAATTGACTAAAGATAAAAAATCTTTATTATGTTTATAATCTTTAAAAAGATTATTCATAATAATAAGTTAATAAATTATATGAAATTAATTCTAAATAAGAATAATCTTTCTTTAAATAATATTAAATTTTTACATAGATATAGATATACTAAATTAATATATGATTTAAATGATATTTATATGAATGGTGTATTTATAAGAATAAATGAATTTAAAATATATAAAAATGATGATTTCATTTATATATTATTATTAAATGATTATGATATCAACTTAATAAAAAATATAATAGAACATATAAATAATAGTTTAGATATAAAAATCCAATTCAAAAATAATATTATAAGAATGAGAAATAATTATGATATAAATAATGATTATATAGATTTAAATATCAATAATATAAAAAAATATGATAATAAATATATATTATATGTTTATAATCAATGAATAATGATAGAGAAATGTATCATTTAATGGCTAATCCATTAAAACTAAATAGAGATAAATTAAAAAAAGAATCACATTTAGATAATTCTTTATTAAATTTGATAAAAAAGAAATATTATAAATATGATATAGAAGATAATGATTATAATATAATATTAAATAATTTAGAAGAATTATTTATTGATTTAAATAGAAAAAATATAATTGATAAATTTATTAATAATGTAATAGAAGATGTTATTAAAACAATTTAATAAATTTGAATTTTAAATAAACATATATTTAATATGGAAGATAATTACATTTATCATAACTTAAAATCTATTTTAAAAAATAAACTTATTATAAATTTAAAAAAAGATGAAGATTTTAAAGATTTAAATATAGATGATTTAATAGAAGAAAGATTGAATAAAATATTAGATGGAAATATTAATTTTAATAATATAAATAAAATTAATAATAAACCTCAAGTAAATAATGAAATGTATTTTATAAAAGAAAGTATGAGATTAAATAAATTAATTAAATTTCATGATGTAAATCCTAAAAGTAAAGGCTTAGCGCATGATAGATATAACAGGTATAAAAATGCTACAACATATAGAGAATTTATTGATTTAGGTGGTGAAAAAATAGATTATTATAATGATTATAGACGTGGGTATTTAAAAATATTATAATTTAATCTAAATCATCATTATCATCATTATCATTATCTTCCTCATCATCATAATCATATTCTATATTTTTTTCAGATAAATTATTTAATAAATGATTAAATACATGTTTACTGTTAATAGTTTCTTCTGTTATTAAACGAGGAGCGAATGACATAGTTTCTAATTCTTGTAAGAATAATTTAGAAGCATAAGGTATTTCTACATTACATAAATCTTTTTTATTATCTTTACCATAAGACATTAAACCTGTTTTACTATCTAATTGAATTTTATATGTTTTTCCGTCAAAATAACCATCAGATCTTTTACTAATAGATTCTTGTAAGAAACCTGCTACTCCATGTGCTAAAACAGCATCTCTTTCCATTTCACCTATTCTAAAGCCACCTTCATTTGCTCTGCCTCCTGCAGGTTGTCTTGTCATATGTTGTAATGGACCAGTTGTTCTAGAATGAACTTTATCTTCAACCATAATTTTAAGTCTTTGATAATATGTAGGACCTATAAAAATATCTGTTTGTATTTGTTCACCTGTAATACCTGAATATAATATTTCATTCCCATATTTTTCATAATCATATTTTTTTAATAAATCAAAATATTGATTAATATCATTATTTAAGAATGGTGTAGCATCACCTAAGAATCCTGCTAAACAACACGACTTACCTAATACTGATTCAAATAATTGATTAATAGTCATTCTACTTGGTATAGCATGTGGATTTACAATTATATCAGGTTTAATACCTTCACTAGTAAATGGCATTTCAAAATCTTCTAATATCATACCACACATACCTTTTTGTCCACATCGTGATGTAAATTTATCACCTATTGTAGCGGGTCTTATTTTTTTAATTCTAATTTTACAAGATCTAATACCTTGATTATTTTTAGTAACTACGACTTTATCTACAATACCATATGTTCCTTTTTTAACAGTTAAACCAGATACTTTTACAACTTCTTGTCCATCTTCATTAATAGTTTTAACACATTTACCAACAATAATATCTTTATCAGTAATATGTTCACCTTCTCTTACAAAACCATTATCATCTAATTTATCATATCTAGATAAATCTTTTTTTATAACATTTTTTTGATTTAATGGATTAGCAAAGAATACTTTATTACCTTTATCTATTTCTTCAGTATCACCATAACTTCTATAATATATAGATCTAAATATCCCTCTATCAACAGCCGATTTATTAATTATAACAGCATCTTCTTGATTATATCCAGAATAACAACATATTGCTACAATAGCATTATCACCATATGGTAATTTATCAACATCAGTATATTTTTTAAATCTAGTTGTTATAATTGGTTTTTGAGGATAATATAAAATATGTCCTGCTATATCAAATCTAGTATTATAAGCACTTGAATATATACCTACAGCTTGTTTAGTTTGTTGACATGAAAATACATTTCTTGGATATTGTGAATGATTTGGAAATGGGATATTTACTGATAAAGCACTTAGAATTAATGATGAATGAATTTCTGAATGAGTATATTTTTTATCAGGTTCATATGCTGAATAAATATCTTTTGAAATAAAAGCATTCTCACTTTCAATTGAATCTATATATTCAATACAGGCTGCATTAATTTCTAAAAATCTCATAAAATCCTCATGTGTATTTTTAATATTGTCTAATTCATCTTTATAATAATTTGTATCATATACAGAAATACTATCATTTACATAATACATATATCCATGTATTGCTTTACTCCATGTTTCAATATATGAATAATCTTTATTAATTAATTCATTATATTTATTACCATCTGAATCAGATTTTAAATAAAATACAGGACGTATAATTCTACCTGAATCTGTAAAAATATGTAATTCGTTTGATTTAATATTCCATGATATTGATGTATTAATATTTATAATACTATTTAATTTTAATAATTTAAGATATTTATATAAAAATCCTGGATTACTATATAAACCTAATAATTTACCATTCAAAAATATAGGAGTATTATTATTTAAATCATTATAAATAGTATCATCTAAAAATAATAAATTAATATCTTTTAAACACTCTATTATACCTTTTTCTGAAATATTAGTAGATACTTTTGCTATAATAGATAAATGATTAATTATTCCAACATTCCCACCATCTGGTGAATCAACTGGACATACAAAACCCCATTGAGAATTATGTAATTTTCTAGGACCTATTGATTTTGATCCTGCTGGTAATGGAAATGATAATCTTCTAATATGTGATAATGTTCCTAACATAGATAATCTATTTAAATCTTGAACTATACCTTGTCTACCTGATATATTTGTTCCAAATCTTGCTCCGAAAGATTTAGATAAATATTCCATCATTGAAGTATTAAACATACTATTTTTATTATTTTCATTAATAAGATCTATAACATTATCCGAATCTTTATCAATTTCACTATATTTAGCTTTATATTCATAATCCATTTTTTTAGATAATTCTTTTTTAAAACCACCCCATAATTCTCTGAATAATTCTAATAATAATGAACCAGCTAAATCTACTCTTTTATATGAATATGAATCTCTATCAGTAGGATCAATTAATCCTAAATATGCTAATAATATCTTTCTGACAGAATATCCTAAGAATTGTGCTTTTTGAATTAAATTATTTTCATAATTTGGTAGAAAATTATTATTCAATATATCTATAACATTTATAGTTAATTTTCCTTTAGTTAATGGTGTTAAAAATTTAACAGCAGCTTCTTGTGTATATATTGGTTGTGAATATTTCATAGATGGTAAGATTAAATCATATAATTTATTTTTTAAAACTAAATCATCAGAATCATAAATAATATTAGATAATATATCTTTATCAGAAGTTAATCCTAATGCTCTAAATAATATAAATAATGGTATTGAATCATTACCATCAACTTTATTTACATCTACAAAACCTAATATTCTTATAGTAAAAATATTATCTCTTTTATAAGATTGTTGACCTTCTGAATTAGTAACCATATAAGATTGTTTGTAATAATATATATTGTTTGTTCTAGATGATTGAAATCCTTTAGTAGATACTGATTTAATATATCCTTGATATAATATTTTATCATTAGGATTACCTTTAATGACATATAAGATATTATTAATTTTATTTTCTTGTGATAATACAACTTTTTCTTTACCTTTAACTATAAAATAACCACCTTGATCATATGGACATTCACCTAATTCAGATAATTTAATAGAATCTAATTTATGTAATAAACATAATTTAGAATGAATCATGATAGGTATATTACCAATATTAATTCTATTAAAATTAATAATTAATGGTGTTTTATCTTCATCTAAAAATACATATTTAATTCCTATATTACAAAATATACCGGATCTATATGTATAATTATTTAATCTTGCTTGATTAGGATACATATATTTAGATTTATCATTATCATATAATGTAGGAGTAGATATAAATATATTTTCTATATTTTTTATAGGCATTCCATAATTAGGTGAATCTGGATTATTTTCTAATGTTTCTCCGAAATAAAATTGTATCTCATATTTAAATGACATATCAGTGCCACCACCTTTACTTCCTTGATGAATAGTGAAAGGATTTTCTCTAGTAATTATATTTTGAATCCCATTTTCTTTAGAAAATATAAATTCATTAAATGAATCGACTTGATGTTGTGATTTATAATACTGTTCATCTCTAAAATAAGTATCTATTACATCCCATACATTTACTTTATTATTAATATTTTCGTCCATTAATTGATATATATTATTAATATTTATAATTATTTTAACTTAAAATATTAAATAATATATTAATGAAAAGTCAATTGTTTAGAAGAAATCCGGATAGATATATTATTAATGATTTAATGGTGATATTTAATATAAAATCATTAGATGACCAAGATTTCTATTTTACTAAACAAGATTTGACAAATCTTAATATTATAGATAAAATGAATAATATAAAAGAAAAATTACAAATATATTATTTACCATGTAAAGCTAAAGTTTATTTAAATGATTTAAATGAAAAGAAATGTATTACTATTTTAAGACAATTTCTTAAACATATAGACTATAATTTAAAACTTAAAGAAAAATATATAAAAGGAGTAAAAAATTATTTATATTATATTTTTGCTTCTAAAGAAAAGATATTAATTACATTTGATTAGATTAATATTTTAACAATATTCTTTACAAATACCAAATGTTTTTCTATGCCATTTAGTAATTCCATATTCTTTTATAGCTTCTAAATGTTTTTTTGTTCCATATCCTTTATTATTATGAATATCATATTTTTTTAATTCTGGATATTCTTCACATAAATTATTTATATAATTATCTCTATTAACTTTTGCTAATATAGATGCCGCAGCAATACTTTTATATGTATTATCACCATTAATTACACATTCATGATTTATACATTCACCATCTTTCCCCATATAAAATTTAAATTGATTACCATCTACTAATATTGTATCAATATTAATATTATTAACTATTTCATCAATACATAAATGCATCCCTTTTATAGTTGATTTTAAAATATTATCTTTATCAATTTCTTCACTATATATTAAAATAGAACTATTAGCTATAGAGTTATCTAATATATAATCATATGCTAATAATCTTTTTTTTAAAGATAATTGTTTTGAATCTTTTATAATAATATCTGGATAAGGATCTTCATCTAACCATATTACACTTGATATAGATACAGGACCAAATAAACAACCTCTACCTGCTTCATCTATACCTAATTCTATTTTATCTTTTTCATAATATTGTTCCATTTAATTTATTTTTATATAATATATAAATAGTATGGTTTTAAGTAATCTAGTAAGAGAAATATTATTAAAACAACAAAATATTAATTCTTTAAATAATAATTATAAATCATTAATTCCATCTAATGATATACCTGAGTCTAAACAAGTATTTCATGATGATAATAAATCTAATATAATTGAAAAAACTATAAATTTAAATAAAAAATTAAGTAAAAAAAGTAAATTAGAACTTGTTGTAACTAAAGAAGATTTTTCATTTGATGAAATAATAGAAATACCTCCAGAAGAAGATGATGATGAGGCCGAAACGGTTGAAATAGAAGATGATGAAAGTAAAGCTATTGTTTTTTTTGATGAAGTAGAAGATGATGATGATGATGATAATGATGATAATGAACAAGATAAAAAAGAAGATAAAAAAGTAGATGAAGTTAAAAAAGAAGATAAAAAAGAAGATAAAAAAGAAGATAAAGAAGAAGATAATAAAGAAGATAAAGAAGAAGATAAAAAAGAAGATAAAAAAGAAGTTGAAGAAATTGATTTATTGAATATGATTGATAAAAAAATATTAGCTGATATTGTTAATGAAAATAAAGATAAAGAAATTATTATAGAAGACGTTAATAAAGAATTAAAAGATGTTAAAACAATTAAAATAGAAGAAACTAAAGATACATCTGAACAATCAGGTGGTGTTAAAAGAATTAAATTAGATCAAAAATACGATTTCTTTTAAATATTATTATCTTTATTAGATATATAATGGTATTTAATTTAGTATATATGGCAAAACCTATTTATGGTGGATGGGTTACTATGACAGCACATTTATCATTAAAATATAATTATCCATTATTTAAAATAACTAAAAGATCTGAAAAAGGTAAAAGAAATTTTGGATATAATATTGAATATCAAAATTTAAATATAAATGATTTATTAAAATTAGATAATATATTAATTACTGCATTAGATAAACATTATTATGAATTTTTACATTTATTCCCTGATAATACTAATATTATAATTCATGATCCTAATGATTATAAAAATAAAGATGTTATAGAATTTTTAAAAAGAAGTAATGTATTTACTATCAGAGAAAGTGTCAATAAACATTTATTAGAAACACATAATATTAAATCAATATTTAAATATCATCCGTTTTTTGAATATAATAAAAATTCTTTTAAAAATAATACTAATGATCCTTGTATATCAATTAGTAGAATAGATTTTGATAAACATACAGATATTATATTAAAATCAAATCCATTAATAAAAGATGAATGTAATAAAATAAAAATTTATGGTAAAGAAAATAGATTATATGTTAATTTTAAATTAAAAGATTTAAATTTTCCTGAATATTGGAAAGGTAAATATGATAAAACATTACCTATGTCATATGAAGATAGAGATATGTTAAATAATTGTAAATATGTAGTAGATATGTCTATAATTAAGAATGATGGTGGTGGAACTCAATATACATTTTTAGAAGCAATATATCAAAATTGCATATTAATATTACATAAAGAATGGGTAGAAAAAGGAGAATTATTCAAAGATAAATATAATTGTTATGTAATTGGATATACAGATTGTATAGAACAAGAATTAGCAGATATTATAAATTCAGAGAATATAGAATTAGATAAACAGATTTTAATGAATTCTAAAGAAATTATGAATAATAATATTAATGTTTTGTGGTAAATTAGATAATAATATTATAAAATTGTTTAATTAATAAATCTAATGGACATGGTCCTATATCTAATAATATTTTATGAAATGATTTAATATTATTATTTTTATTTTTTAAATAATCTTTTTTTAATTTTAAAATAACTTGTTCACCTATTTTATATGTTAATGCTTGTCCGGGATTTGAAGAATATCTAAGTATTTGATTTTTAATATAGTCATCTGGAAAATATTTTAGATATTTTTTCATATATTTAAAACATTTATCAAAATCCCATTTATAATAATGAATACCTGTATCTATAATTAAACGCAATGATCTTTCAACTTTATATTGTAATGAATAATAATATTCAAAATCATTTTTATATTCATATAATGATTCACAATAAAATGCCCATCCTTCAGAATATCCTGAATATAATGATTCTTTAATATAATCAGGTAAATTAGATTTATATGTTAAATAATTTTCATAATGATGACCTGGAATACCTTCATGAATATTTAATGTTAATAATTCATATTTACTTATTTTTTCTGGATTAAATATATTAATATAAAATTTCCCTTTTTCTTTTTTATTAGGTGATGTATAATAAGCTGACATATCCATATTAACAGAACTAATAGATTTTATATCATATAATTCTTTTATATCATCTATAAAATATTTATCTAATTTTTTATATAATGTTTCTCTCATATCTGTTAAATCTTTAATTATTTCTTTTCCTGTTTTATAAAATTTATTATTGTGGAAAACATAATCATCAATATCTTTAACTTTTAATTTTTTTCCAAGTTCTTTCTTTAATAATATATCTTGTTTAAGAAATTTAATTCCCATATCATGAATTATACATGGTGTTAGATTAGATAAAGTATTATATTTACATATATTTTCATAACATTTTAATCCATTTTTATATGTATATAATCCAATATTTTTATTAGAATATTTAATATAGTTATTCAAAACAAAATCTAATATTTTTTTAATATTTTTAATTAAATATTTATCAACACATTTTTTAAATTTAGTTCTTATATTTTTAGGAACATTATTAAAGTTATCGTTTTTAGATAATATATCTTTAGATTTGTCTATAAAATTATTAATAATTAAATAATTAATATAAATTTTATTTTTTAATCCTTTTTTTAATAATTCAATCATACTATTAGTAATTGTTGTTAATTTAGATAATCGATTCATTATCATATCATAATCTTTTATATTAAAACATTTATCATAATAAAAAAATAATATATTATCATTGATATCTAATAAATATTCATCATTAAAATATTTTAAAGATCTATCATATTTTAAATCATATAATAATACATCATCATAATAAGTTTTATTTTTTTTTTTTATTAAAATATCATAATATTTATTATTAAGATAATTATTCATTATAATAAAATCTTGAGAATATTGATTAGGTAATAAATTCTTTTTATTTCGATATTCTTCATAGTCAATATTATCATTAGAAGGAGGATATAATTTAATTAAATCATGTAAATATTTATCACATAATTCCATATTAAAATATATTATATAAAAAAAAATTGTTAAAAGATAATAGTTAAAATTAGTTAGTTTAGATTATTTATTTATGCTTTCTTATTGACACGACGGACTTTTTTCTTAGTAGCTGGTTGTGGTTCAGGTGCTGGTTCATCATCACCCTCATCAGAATCATCATCTGAATCATTACTAGCATTATTTACTTCATCTGATTCATCATCTGAATCAACTACTTCTTCTGCTGGAGCAACGCTATTATCTACTGTATCTGATTGTTCATCATCATCATCGTCAATAAAGGCACAACCACTACCAAGTGAACTAGATACTTTCTCAGTTACCATAATTTGTTCACCATACCAAGTTACACCAAACTTATTATTAATAAGCCAAACCATACTACACTTAAGAATGACATTCATAGAAGCACCTTTAACTAGAATATCTTCTAGATTTACAAAGTTATCATCATCCTTATTATCAATATTGTATACTGACTTATTAGAATCATATACACTACATTCATGAACACCATCCTTACGCTTAATCTTAAATTTAAATGATGGGGGATACTTACCATTAGGTTCACCTGTTTCAGAATCAGTTGATAGCTTTACCATAGGTGAATATAGTGTTTCTACTGTTTCACGACTAAGTTTCTTACCATTCTTAAACCAAATAGCCCGATTTTCATATCCAATATCAATCATATGATTATCGAACTCAACCATTTTATCATGAAATGATGTCATTACTTTATCACCACCTGTAATAGGCATAGAGAATTGAACACCATATTTACCACCATCACCACCATTAGTATCTGGAAAATACTTAGAATCCCAAGTAATCCCAACCTTAGGAGTTTGGATATAAAGAGGATTCTGATTTCCATCATAATTTACAAATACAATTTGAACACCATTCTGACCTAGTTTCCTAGGGTCAGAGAAAGAGATCTTAGAGAAGTTAACATTAGATGCTTTAGTGACAGGCATTATTATTCTTTCTTTAAGTTGTATGTGTTTTTACTATTTATTTTACTTTAATAAGTTGTTAAAGTGTTTTTCAAATTTATTTGCTTGTTTAATTTACTTTTCTTTTTTTAATAATTATATTTTCTTTATAACCCTATTTCAAATTTACTTTTTTTTATTTACATTATATATATAAGAATAATCTTTAAATACTTTTATAATCTTCTATTATTATAATGATAATAATATAATTTATGATATTTAAACATTTTTTAATAAATAATAATATAAAGGAATATGTGTGATTTTTATGAAAATGAACATAAATGTTGTAAAAAGACTACTTATGGTCAATTCTGTAATAAACATAAAAGAAATCATTTAATTGATAATGATCTTATTATTATGGATAGATTTACTAATAAAGCATCAGATTATTTAAAAAATGATATTATCAATACATTAAATAGTTTAGATAATAAAAAGTATAGTAAATCATTAAAAAAAGGTATAGTATATGATATTTTATTAGATAGATATAATAAAGTGAATTATTATAATGATAATTTAAGAAATATAATGAATATTCAATTTAGATATAAATATAAATATAATAAAGCAAATCAATTATTAAGAGGTGAAGGATTTTTAAAGAAATTAGAATGTAATAATCAAGAAGATTTTTTTACATATGAAACTGTAAATGAAATAGAAGATAAATATTTCTTTTCATATAAAGATGAACAAAATATTATATGGTTTTTTGATATTAGATCATTAAATAAACTAATAGAAATGCAACAACCCAATCCATATACCATGGTTGAGTTTAATCCAAGAACAATTATTAGAGCAAATAAATTAATCAATTATCTAAAAAATAATAATATTTCATTAAATTTTAAAGATGAAATGAAGGAATTAAAGAAAGATAAAAAAGCAGTAGTAAAACAAAAAATGGTTGATTTATCTGCTTCTATTGAAAGATTAGGATATAGTTTTAATTTAGAATGGTTTAAATTATTACATTCCTCACATTTAAGACATTTATATAGATTATTAGAAGATATGTGGAATTATAGAGCACAATTACCACAATCAGTAAAAGAAAAGATATGTCCACCAAATGGAGTTATATTCAATATGTCTCCACAAGATATTCGAAATCATACTAGAGATATGATGAGAGAACTAATTATTAATGATGTCATGAAATTTAATACAGCCTTGGAAGATAGTGATAAAAAATTAGGATTTATGTATTTCTTAATATGTTTAGGAAAAGTATGTCCTGCTGTATATAGTGTTCATGAATGGATCTTATATATAGATGGTGGAAATAGTCCACACGGACATAATCATGGTCATCAATATTAATAATTTATTTTATATTATATATATGTTTTCTAAATATTTTAGTCATTGGTTAATTATTTATTTTATATTCTGGTTTTTTGGATATATATTCAATATAAATTTAATAGTTGAATATATTAATCCTTATTATACAAGCTTATTTTTATTAGTTGGATTTATATTTATAGAGATATATAATATTTTTATAAAAAAATATAGATATGAATTATCATTTTTATTTATAAAGATTTTAACACATTTATTACCATTATTGATTACATATAAATTAATTAAAAATAAAGATAAATATGCTTTAATAAATTTAATAATAATAGGTATTTTATATATTTTATATATGAAATATATAGATAGAGATATATTAGATACATATTTTAAATATAAACCTCCATTTAATTGGAAAGAATATTTTAATATATGTAAATCTAAAGAAGGTAAATATATTCCTTATTGTTTTTTATTTAATTAATAATATAATAATTACTAAAGATACTTAAAAACAAACGTATATATATAAATATAATAAATAGTGCGGTTGAATAGTAGAAAAAAAAACTTTAATAAGATATAACAAAAATGCCCAAACAAACAAACAAAGCAAAGAAATCTGCACCTAAGAATTCTAAGAAATCTACTCCGGCTCCGGCTCCTGTAGTTGAAGCACCTGTTGTTGATACTCCAGTTGTTGATACACCAGTTGTTGATACTAGCACTGGTGATAATGTCCCTTCCGGACCAGTCATGATGGATTACTCTGATGAATTCACTACACTTCGCAGTCAGCTAAGTGATGCTCTTTCTCTAGTAAAATCTCTTACTTCTGCTGTAGTAGCACTCGAACGCCGAGTAGCTCGTGATAAGAAAGTTGTTGATAAGAAAATGAAAACTAAGGTCAAACGTGTTCGCGATCCTAATGCTCCGCCAACTGGATTCCAGAAACCTCTTAATGTTTCTGATGAACTCCGTAAGTTCCTTGGTATTGCTGAGGGTGAACTTATTGCTCGCACTGAGGTCACTAAGGCAATTAATGCTTACTGTAAGGAACACAGCCTCCAGAAAGAAGAGGATAAACGCACTATCAAACCTGATAAGGTCCTTACTAAACTCCTTCGTATCCAAAAGGGTGATGAACTAACCTTCTTCAATCTCCAGAAATATCTTAAGCCTCACTATCCCAATAAGGATGGAACATTTGCTTAATTATATTAACTTATATTCTACAGCACTCATTCTTAGAGTTTTATATATATAATTTTTTCTAATTTTTTTTATTAATTTATCATTTCTTTCACATTTATTAATATTCTTCAAGAATTTAAAATAATTGTGTGTATTACAACATATATCTTTTCCAAATATTTTTATAAATTCTTTTAAATTATTATATAATTCACATCTTATTATAAAATATGCTAATACATTTGTATGTTTATTTATATCTATAATATTTTTATTATTTAAATTAGTAATATAAAATATCTTACTAGCTTGAAATTTACACCATTCTTTTTCTAAATATATATTATTTATAAATTCATTATAATTAGTTGATAATAAAAAACTATTTAATATATTCGCCCATATTTCTGTATATCCTTCAAATGTATTAACTCTTATAGAATTAATATTATATCTTTGTTTATATATTTCTATTATATTTGAATCATCATTCATTGATTTATCACAATTAAATAAATGCATTAATTCATGTATAGTTACTTTCATTACTTCTTCTTTTCTCCATATATCTATAGTATTTGTCATTGGTGAACAACATCCATTATTTATATGATGATGATTTAATCCTTCAATAATATCATTATCTAACATTTTTTTAAAATCTGTTAAATAATAATTAATATTCATATTGCCAATATCTCTATTTAATAAATTATTTACATATGATATTATAGTTATAATATTCATTACAAATTCTTGAATATCTCCTTCATTATAATATATATTTATATTTGTAGTATTATTATTAATTTTAATAGTAATATTATAGTTATTTTTTAAAGATTTAATACTTTGTCTAATTTTATCAGATATATATGGATTTTTAAAATTTATATTATTATTATTGTCATTAATTTTTGTTTTTATAATTTTATAGTTGTTTTTAACTTTATTCAAATGATTATATAGTAATTTTAATTCTTTGAATCCATTTTTATTAATTTTAAAGTTCTTTTTAATAAAATTTATTATAGATTTACTATCATTTGTTAACATATATATTATATAATTATTTTATAATTATAATATATAAATATGGAATATCCTTTCACAGCATCTAATTTACAAAATAATATGACTACTAATATTGTTAATGTTGAAAATAGTTTAAGATATGGTTATGGATATAAACCTAAAGATAAAAATTGTCAAGATATTAGATATAAAACATGCTCTGATTATAGTGTAATGTTTGGATCTAATAAACCACTTAAAGAAAAAGAAGGTCCAGTAATTACAGGTAATTTAACATATGATCCAAATACTTCATGTAATAATTTATGGAATAATTCTACTAAAAGAAAAATTATAGTTGATAGTAGAAATAATTAATTAATTATCTAATTAAAGAAAAAAAAAATCTAAGTTATATTATAAAATGAATCATCAAACTATTTTATGTTGTGTTGTTGCACTAATTCTTGGAATGCTTTTGGCTAATATGCTCAAAAATGTTTGCGGTTGTAAACTTGTTGAAGGGCAGAGTTCCTGGAGAACAAATATCCCTGATCATCCGTATTTTGATGAATGCCGGACCGATACGATCATCGATCGGGATGGGTGGTGTAGGCGAGTGCCGACGTCACGGTGTTGTACTGGCAGCACGGACCGCATAGCGGCTCAACTTATAGCCGCCGCGCGGTAGCGCTCTGCCTCCGGTATACAGCTGCTACATGTACTCTTATATATTAATATCCACTGTCATGTGTTTGTTATTATATTTTTTTTTATAAATATAAACATAATATTTTATAGTAAAATAATTAATTAAAGATATATTAAATATATAATTAATTATGAGTAAAATTAAAAATATTTCATATGATTTATATAATATTGAAAATATTAAATATTCTAAATATTTAATTAAAGATTGTTCAGCAAAGAAAAAAGAATTCATTCTAGATAAATCTAAAGAACCTGCTATTAATATTAAAAATATAGGTTATATTAGTTTATATTATAATCAAAATCCTTTAATATATATTACTACACCAGTAATGGTTTGTTTATTTGGTATGAAAAATCAAATTATGTCATTACAATTTACAAATCTAAAGACAGATAAAGAAATGGAATCATTTTTTAATTTTATAAAGAATATTGAATTAAATAATATGATTAATTTAGGTATTACAGATGAAGAAGATGCTGATAAATATAATTCACAAATTAGATATGATAAAGATGGTAAATATGATCCTAATTTAATAGTTAAAGTTCCATTTGTAAAGAATTGTTACGATGTAGATATATATAGTGATGATTATGATACATGTAATATTAAAAATCTAAATAATTTCACTAAAATGAAATGTGATATTTATATAGATAAAATATGGAAATTTAATGAACAATTTATTTGTAAATGGAAAGCTAAAGTAATATATTTAGTTTAAGTTTAATTTTTTTTTTATAGTTTTTTTTTATAATGACAACTATTTCATATAAAGATATAGATATAGATGATTTAGAATTTAATACACCTGAAAGATTAGGTAATAGTTATATGTGTAATTTATATCATAATGATAATTTAATATATGTTCAATCACCCATATTAAATATAACAAAAATTAATAAATCTATAGATGATAATGAAGAAGATAATTATATAGAAGTAGAATCAGATAATAAAGAATTTATAGATTTTTTATTAGAAATGGATGAGAATTGTGTTAAATGCACATTTAATAATAGTGAAAATTGGTTTAAAAAAGATATCCCATATGAAGCAATTGATAACATGTATAAAGAAAGAGATGTATATGAAGAAGAATCTAAATATTCTACTAAATTTAGAATCCCTGTATTAAATAATAAAGTTCAATGTAATATTTATAATAATGATAAAGAAATTATAGATATTGATGATTTAAATAATGAAAATAATAAAAATATAATTATGATTTTACATTTTAAAGGATTAAAAATATTAAAGGAGAGTTTTTATTTGGATTGTTATATTAATCAAATTAAAGTAGTTAATGTAAATAAATATAATATATTAAATGAATATTCAATTATTGAATCTGAAATTAATTCAGATATCGATGAAAGTATTGTTAGTGATGAAATTCTAGAAGTTTTAGAACAAGAAAAAATTGAAAAGGAAAGATTAGATAATTTAGAAAAAGAAAGATTAAAAAGATTAGAAAAAGAAAAGTTAGAGAAATTAGAACAAATTAATAAATTAAAAGAAGAATTGAATAATTTAAATTAAATTAAATTAAATTAAATTAAATTAAATTAAATTAAATTAATTTATTTATCTAAATTTTTTATGTTATATATAATATAAAATGAACTTAAGTATGGATCAAATATGTAATGTTGGCGGATGTGTATTAATTTTTGTATTATTAGCATTATTAGTTTTAAAACCTAATGGTTTAATGACATTATTTGAAGGTCAAAATAATAATTCTCCTAAATCTAATAATAATAATAATAATAATAGTGTCAATAATAATAATCGCGCAAATAATAATCGCTCAAATAATAATCGCGCAAATAATAATCGCGCAAATAATAATTCTAATGTTGGTAAAGCCAAAGTAATGGCTAGTCTACCATTAGGTGATAATGAACAATTTGCATCTGTTTCTGGTATAAACACCCCTGCCAGAAGTTGTTATCCTCAAAATAGTCTTAAACCTGATGACTTATTACCTAAAGATAAGAAAAATGATGTAAATGATTTTAACAAAAATTATCCTGTATCCGAAGGTATTCTTAAAGGTGTTAATTTCTTAGAGGCAGGTTATCAAGTAGGTGTTAATACTGTTGGCCAAAGTCTTAGAAATTCTAACCAACAACTACGCGCTGAACCACCTAATCCTCAAGTTAATGTGAGTCCATGGCAAAATACCACCATCGGTCCCGATCTCGGTAGACGTCCTCTTGAAGTAGGTGAAGATTGTTATGCTGCTGCAAGTAATAATTCTATTTAAATTTGATAATATATAAAGATTTATTATATATACATAATATTATAAATATAAATGGAAAAAGTAAATCCTTATAATCCATCTAATAAACTTATAAATGAAAATGATATCATTAATGTTATGGAAACATTAAATATTAATGATTTTAATATTAATAATATTCTTTTATATCAAAGATCTTTTATACATAAATCATATTGTAATGATTTATATAAAGATACAGATTTTAAAAATATTGATGATTCTTTATCCTTACAAGATATTTCATATGAAACCATGGAATTTTTAGGTGATTCTATTTTAGGTAGTATTGTATCTTCTTATTTATATGAAAGATTTTATAAAATATATAATCAAAATGAAGGATTTTTAACTTATCTTAAAAATCGTATTGTATGTGGTGAAAGTTTAGCACATATATCTAATAGATTAAATTTTAATAGATATATAGTTATTTCAAAACATATACAAGATAATTGTGATGGTCGTAATAATAAAAATATATTAGAAGATGTATTCGAAGCGTTTATAGGTGCCATTTATTTAGATAATGATTATGATTTTACTAAAAAAATTATTTTAACTATTATAGAAAAATATATTGATTTTACAGATATTATTATTAAAAATAATAATTATAAAGAACAAATTATTAAATATTTACAACATAATCATAAAGAAAATCCATCATTTAAAACAATTATAGATGAAAATGACGATAAAATTTATAATTGTATTATGTATTTTAAAGGTGATTTAATATCTAAAGGAACTGGCAAATCTAAGAAAAAAGCTGAACAAGACTCCGCTAAAAATGGATTAATACATTTTAAAGTTTTAACTGATTAATTTATATTATAATATTATATATATGAGTAAAACTTATACTTTAAAAGATGAGGTTTATTTAGTCTTAGTAAAATATTTTAAAGGTAGTATTACAAGATTAAATAAATCTGATCTTGATGATTTAATAAATAATACTTATAAAAAGAAAGATATAAGACCTATTAAACCTGAATTATTAAAAGAACTAAAAAAAATATTAAAAGCACGTGATAAATATGATATTGATTTTATATTTCCTAAATGGAGCAAAGATAAAATTATTATTAAAGAAAAACTTAAAGAAATATTTCCTAAAGAAAATAAATTAAAAGTAGCTGATCCAAAACCTATAGCTGACTGGGCTGATATTAAAGAAGATACAATCGATGAAGAACCTGTTAAACCTGTTAAAAAAGTAGAAAAGAAACCTAATAAAGATGCTAAAGATATTACTTATATAGCAGAACATATTGAATGGAGTGATAATTTAATTTTTTATCCTAATAAAAACTTTAAAAGAGTAAAAAGACATGGCGAAACTGGTAAATGGATTCTTAAAGATAATATATTAACTTTAAATTGGACTAAATGGGAACCCGAAGTATTTCATACTGAAGATAATGGTCAAACATTTATAGATGATAAAGGTTCTACATTAACATTACGAAAACTCACTATAATACCTAAATGGTTTAAATTACCTATTAAAGAACCAGTTAAAGAATCTAAAGAACCAGTTAAAGAATCTGTTAAAGAACCTATTAAAGATAAAAAACCCGACAATGTATTAGAATATAATAAAGATTATAAATATGTTTTATCACAAAGAAAAGCTTATGTAGATTTTATTAATACTGATTTTTATGATAAACTTATGGAAGATGTTGATGCATCTATGTTTAAAAATTATCAAAAGTTTGTTAGAGGATATTTATCATTAGAATCTCCTTATCGAGGACTATTAGTATATCATGGATTAGGAACAGGTAAAACAGCTACATCTATTATTACTACAGAAGGATTATCTAATATGAGAATTAATACTTTATTACCTAAATCTTTAAAAGATAATTATATTAATGAAATTAAAGATAATAGATTTACTGGTGATACATATGATATTAATAATAATAATTGGTTTTTTTTCACAATGGAAGAAATCCAATCAAATCAATCAGTATTAGATTATATTAAAAAATCTAATTTAAGTAGAGCTTTCATATCTAATGTAATAAAATCAACTAGAGCAGAAATTAAATCATTATATAAAGATAAATATAAAACTTTAATTAAAGAAATTGTTAATGGTATATTTATTAAAATAGAAGATGTTTATATTAAAGATAAAGAAATTTTTACAGTAAGTGGTATTTTAGTTCCTAATAAATTATTGAAATCATATGATAATGTTAACACTTTATCAGAAATACAATTAATACAATTAAATAAACAAATACATGAATTAGTTTTAAATAAATATAATTTTATTCATAGTAATGCTTTACCCAGAATAACTGAAAAACAATTAAAAGAAATTGGTATAAATAATGACGATTTAGCAAATAAAATATTAAATAAAAATGCTGATAAAAAACCTACTGATCGTCAAGAAATTATGAATGAATTAATTGAAAAATATATTAAAAATAAAAAGAAAAATATTTTATCACCATTTCATAATGAAGTTATAGTTATTGATGAAGTTCATAATTTAATAAGTCAAATTACTAATGGTAGAGGCCCTTCAGTTGTTTTTTATGATTGGATTGTTGAAAGTGTTAATACTAAAATTGTATTTTTATCTGGAACTCCTATTATAAATTCACCTTCTGAAATAGCATATTTATTCAATATGTTAAAAGGTAAATTACATGTTTACGATTTTGTTATAAAAATGACTGGAGATATTGATGAAATAACTAATAAATTAAAAGAAATATTTTATAGTAAAATATCTTGTATTGAACAATTAAATGTAAAAAAATATAAAGGAAAAATAATTATATCATTTATTAAAACAAGAAGTAATTTTGCTAATATTTTAGATGATGATATAGTTAAAACTATTAGATATAATGATTATTCATTTGATGAATTTATGAAACAAATATATATAGGTTTACATAAATTTACTGATGATAAATTAATATATCCATCTCAAAAAGAATTCAAACATATATCTAAAAAAGATAAAAATGCTATGATAAATGGTAAAGAAACTATATTTGATGAAGAAACTGGTGTAATTTTTAATAAAAATCATAAATTATTTGAATTATATGATGATAATCAAACTAAAATTGATTTAACTAATAATGAAAATTTTATGGAATATTTTTTCGATGATAAATATGATATACAACCTAGAAAAAAAGTATTATTAAGAAGAATGTTAATGGGATTAATATCATATTATCCTATTGATAGATCCGCTATATCTTATATGCCCGAAATTAAAGAACCACATATTGATATCCCTTTATATAAAAATCATTCAATTACTAAAAAAATTAATTTAGTGCCGTGTTATATGTCTCTTGAACAATATAATCAATATGAAATAGCATATAATAAAGAAGTTGAATCAGATTTAAAAAAAGTGTCTAAAAAAAATATGTATGAAGATGAGTTTTTTCATTATTATAGTGCTACTAGACAAACATGTAATATTGCTTATAGTGAACCTGATCTAAAAGGAGAAGAATCATATAATGTAATGAAACAAAATAATAATTTTTCTGAAAATTTATCATTATATTCACCGAAAATGTATGAAATTATGAAAAATATTGGTAGATTTATAGAAGCTGATAAACCTACTGGTAAAGTATTATTATATAGTGTTTATAAAAGTGATGGTGGATCCGGTGGATTTGAACAAGTATTGAAAGCACACGGATATGAAAAATATGATTATAAATCAGAAAATATAGATAAACTTATTAAAACTAATAATAAAAAGAAAAGATATACATTTATTACAGGTGATGAAGATGAAATTGATAAAGAAGAAAATAAAATAGCATACAATAATATAGAAAATATTAATGGTGAGTATATTCAAGTTATGATTATATCTCAATCTGGAGCAGAAGGTATTTCATTAACATGTGTTAGACAAGTCCATATTTTAGAACCATATTGGAATAATGTCAGAATGGATCAAGTATTTGGTAGAGCAATCAGAAGAAATTCTCATATAGGCCCCGATACTAATAATCCATGGCTACCTAAATCTAAACAAAATGTTGAACAATATTTATATCTTTGTTTATTCCCTGATGGTAATAATACTAAAGATATTTTTAAATCTATAAAAGAACTTAAATGGACTATTGCTAATGATATAGAATATATAGATGATGATTTTGAACAATACTTATTAAATGAACATAAAAGTGTCTACATTCTAATACAAAATATTTTAAATATTAAATTATCTTCAAGACCTGAATCTACTGATGAAATGTTATTCAATATTATGGAAAGAAAATATAATATTAATGAAAAATTAAATGATATTATTAAAGAATCATCAGTTGATTGTATAAAACATACTACTGATGATCCTATTTTAAATAATAAATGTGTCCAATTTTCAGAGAAACTACAAAATGAAATGGCATATTTCCCAGGTATCGATTCAGACGAATTAAATAAAATAGATAATAAACAATTAATATCAACATTTTCATATTTTATAAAACCTGATACTATTGTTGTATCTTCAACTACTTCTAAAGAACAAATATATTCATATTATAAAATTAATCCTAGATATAAAGATGAAGATGCAAGATATATAAAAGAAAATGGCGATTTATTATGTGATTTTTATTCATTTCAAAATAAATTCTTTGTCTACGAAAATAGTAAATATCATTTAAATAGTAAAATTACTAATAAATTTTCTGTAGTTCAATCTATTTATAATTTACCACCTGAAGATGAAATATATAATGAACAAATTAGTAAATGGGAATTTCCTAGATTAGATAAAATTAAATTAGATAAATATTTAGTAGGATATAAAATTAAATATAATATTAATGATAAATTATTTTTTATGCCATTAAATAATCATGATTTAGACATATATAAATTATATGATTATAAAACATATTTAGATAATAAATATGAAATTACAGATGATAATAAATATATAATAATTCATTATAATAATAATTTTTATGAATCTATTTAATTTAATATTTTTTAATATTTTATTTTAATATATAAATGAATAATAATAATATCTGGGGACCACCAGCATGGACTTTTCTACATACTATTACTTTTAATTACCCTGAAAATCCTAATAATGAAGATAAACAAAATTATTTTAATTTTTTTAATTCTTTAAAACACGTTCTACCTTGTAAAAAATGTAAAAAACATTATAGTGATAATTCAATAGACCTTAAAAATAATTTAAATACTAGAGATGATTTAGTAAAATGGTTGGTAGATATCCATAATGATGTTAATAAAAAAAATGGTAAAAAAATATGGTCTTATTCAGATGTATATAATAAATATCAAAATATGTATAATAATACAAATATAATTAATAATTTATTAATATTATTTATTATTTTAATCGTTTTAATATTTATTTTTTTTCTTTATAATATATATCATGGTAAATAAAGTTCTTGTAAATAAACTATTAACTGATAAACAAATGAAAGATTTAGAAGGAACATGGGTTGATGAAAGTTTTATTAAAATACCTGTATTAGAAAAAAATACAGATGTTTATTATATTGATGAAGAAACTGGTTTAGAAAAATTATTATTAAAATTTAGAAAGAATGTTATATCTGATAATGAAATTAGATTAGGATGGAATGCATATAAAGATCTTGCTAAACCTAGTAGAGGCCGAGGAGCATCTGCTGGACCTATTGATACAACTGGTCAATATTGGTCTAAAAGAACTGTTGTAAATAATAAAAAATGGATGACTAATTATTTAACACCTAAAGGTGAAGTATCTAAAATGAAAGTAAATAATCAAGTAGCTTCTAATCCTATAGGTTTCTTCGATGCTGATAATAAAATGTGTAAATTACCTTGTAGATTAACTCATTTTACTAGAACTAATTTTGAAAAATATCAAGAAGGTTTTCCATTCCTACAAAAAATAGATAAATTATATAAACAATTAACACCTGAAGCATATCAAAGACAATTAGACCGAGCTAATAAAAAACCATTATTTAAAATACCTGATACTTCATTTTCTACTGTAACTATTAATAGAAACTTTAGAACAGCATTACATAGAGATGCTGGTGATTATAGAGAGGGTTTTGGTAATTTAACTGTAATTGAACGCGGTAAATATCACGGTGGATATACTGTATTCCCTCAATTTGGTGTTGGTATTAATTTAAGAAATAATGATTTTGTAGCTATGGATGTTCATCAATGGCATGCTAATACACAAATGTATGAAACTGGAGAAGATAAAGCATATAATGAAGCAATACCTAAAGTTTATAAAGATAACCCTGATGTAGGGACAGCAGGTATATATGAATTATATACAAGAATATCATTTGTATGTTATTTAAGAGAAAAATTAATACATTGTTCTGATGATGTTGATCCACAATTTTTAACTAAATCAGGCCATAATAAAATTATAGTTGAATAAAATTTTCTAATTAATGTTTTTTTTTTTTAATGTTATATTATAAACATGGATACGGATCAAATCATTTATTTTGTAGCAGCACTAATTTTAGGAATGCTTTTGGCTAATATGCTTAAAAATGTTTGTGGGTGTAAGGTTGTTGAAGGACAGGAAGGAACATGTGTCGTGAATCCAGAACATCCGATTTCGAGAACTGGTGGCCAGTGGACAGGTTACTGTAATAATGTTACATCTTCAAATTGCAAAGATAGGACAGACCCCGTATTAGACGAGATATTCCCCTGTAAGAAACCAACAGGTATATCAGGTCATTAATTATTTAATTTTTTTATCATTAACATAATCATGAACAGTATTTACTTCTGTTTTATTGTTATTATCACAATCATATATACAAGTATTAATACCCATACTATCTAATACTTGCATTAAAATTAAAAAACTTACTGTTGTCCCTACAAAATATCCAATATATTTTAAATAATTATTCATTTATATAATTAATATAATTAATATATAATATATTTTTATTTAGTTTATTTAAAGATTTATAAATATTTATAGATAATAATGGAAAGAGTATCTGTTATAACTGTTTTCAATGATTTCAGAAATTTTAAAGAATTAATGTTATATAATTTTAATAATATTAATTATCCTAAAGAATTATTAGAATGGATTATAGTTGATGATTCTAATGAATATAATGGTGATTTATTTCCTATGAATGATAATATTATTTATATTCATTTTAAACCTGAAGAAATTAAAGAACATTTAGAAAAATGTTATAAAAAATTTGATGTTCATAAAAATGATTATACTTTTGAAAATGATCAAAAAAAAGGTGAATATGAATATCATATTAATTTAATGCGTTTACCATCTGGTTTTAAACGCGATTATGCAGTTGGTTTATCTTCTAATCCATATATTTTACATTTAAATTTTGATTGTGTTTATCTTAAAAATGAAGTTCAAAAGAAAATTAATATTATTAAAAAACAAAGAATTGAATGTTTATATTCTGATTATATGATTACATATGATATTAAAAATAAAAAATATGGTAAATTAGATAAATATAAATCTGAAGCATGTTTATTTCATACTAAAGAATTTTGGACAAGAAAAGGATTTAAATGGGATGAAATGTATAATGAAGGTGATGATTTTTATTATGGTAATGGTTCAGCTAGAGTATATTATAAAGAAAGTGTTATCCAACTTTTAACAAATCATAATTTTAATAGATATAATATAGAGTTAAATTCTGCTACTCATAATAATTATAAACATCTAGAAATACCTGAAATTGTTTTTAATATTAAAAATAAATTATATGATTTACAAACTGAATTAAATGATTTATTATATAATAAACAAATTAATATAGTATGTATTAATTCTGAAAATATTATAACTAATAAAATGATTACAAATAATATTCATTATTTAGAGTATAATAAAAATACAAATAATTTTGTTAAAATTATGCAAGATCTAAATAAAATGGGTAATATTGATATGATGATTGTTAATTTAACTAAAGAAGCTATGAAATTTATTCCTAATTATAATTTAGATTATTTTGTTTTATTAAATAGACCTAAAAGAATTATTCCTGGATATTTAATTTTTAATAATATTTATATTAAAAAAGAATTATTTATTAAAGAAGAAGACAAACTAGAAAATAATGATAAAGAAAACAATGAAGAAAATAATAATTAAATTATTTTTTTCTAATATATATTATAAAATGAAATTTAATAAAGAATTAAATGAAAAAGTTTTTCAAGTTGTTGTAATTGCCGCTATTTATTTTCTATTATTCGCTCATCCAGTGGTTTTCAACTTAGTAGATAAAGGTTTTGAATTAGTCGGTTTAAATCTAGGCGATACAGCTTTAACTGTTGTTCACTCCCTCGTATTCGGTATTTTTTTCTTCTATACTGTTCAATTTGTTCTTAAAAATATTTAAAAATAAATGTATATTATATATAAATGGACACAATTGCTTTACAAAATATTAATACTCTTTTAGATATAAATGTAAAATCAACATTTATATTTAAAGATCGTAAAATTTTAATTAATAATGATGATTCCACTGAACACATCAATGAAAATAATATTAATACAGAATATATTCTATATTTTACATTTAATCAATTATTTAATGCCATTAGACATGAAAATATTAATAGAAATAAATTAATTAATGATTTAGATCAAGCATTAGATAATTTATATGAAAATGAAAGTTTTCAAAAACTTATTGATAATGATAAACATATCGATGAAATTATGAATGATATTACATTAAAATTAGATATTATTACTGAAAAATATTATAATCATTATGAATGTAAAAATTTATATAATAAATTAAATAATTTTTATAATTATTTAATTGAAGATTTTATTAATAGAATCCCACTTCATATTTATACTAATATAGATGATATAGATGAAGATATTTATGAAGAACCATTATTAGATGTTAATTCAATAAATAAAGGAGATTAAATCAATTAATAAGGTATATATCTAAAATCTGAATATGGATATAAACTTACAGTATAAGATTCATTATTTACTGTAATTACTTCATTATCCATAATTTCAGAACATCCATATTCATTTACACAATTTTTTGAATCTCTTTCAATAGGTATTTTTACTTGTATATGATTATTTAATACTGTATAATAATTCCATAAATTAGAACCTCTATAAACTCTTCTACCATATAATGGTCTTATATCATTAGCTACAGTAGTATTCGTTAAAGTTCCTATATTTTGATATTCATTCGGTTCTCCTCTAGTCCTAATATTTATAGGTAATCCTCTTCCCATATTATATTCTCTTTCAGGACCTCTTCTATATTGTTGAATATCATCATCATTTATTATTTTAGTTGGCCTATCTACTACTACTACATTATTTTTATTATTTTTACTATCTTTTATATCTTTAGGGTATTCACATACACATTCATCTTTAACATGTTTAGTTAATTTATCTATGATTAAATAAATAATTAATAATAATATTATACAACCAAAATAAAATACAGTTTTACTCATACATATTAATTTATTTGATTTCATATATTATATTATTATATTTTAATTTATCTACTTACAGTCCATTCACATTCATTATTTTTTGCCTGACAATCACTTAAACTAAGGTTATGACATTCACAATCTTTCGCTGTCCATGAACAAGGGACTGCTTGTTCGCCTTCACCATACGTCGCCTCTTCACATGAAATTTTATTATCAACTGTAATGCAATTATCTGAACATTCTCCACAATATTCAAAATTTGTCCTACAATATCCATTATTACCTGAACGAATATTATTAATCACATTTGTTGTAGATGTAGGTGTTGGTGTTGGTGTTGGTGTTGGTGTTGGTGTTGGTGTTGGTGTATTATTATTATTATTATTATTATTATTATTATTATTATTATTATTATTTCTTCTACTGTTAGATAAATTAATAGTAATATTTTCTACTGATGGAGGAGGTGGAGTAGCTACTGGTGGTAGTGCTACTGGAGGGGGTGGAGGAGGAGGTATTGGTGGAGGTTGAGGAACATTTAATTGATTAACTTTATTAGTATTTACCATCACTTCATACATAAAAAACATAAATACAATACCAGCAAAAACCATTAATATTCTATTAGTTGATTCCATGTATATATATATATAATGTAAATAAATAAATTTGATTAATATATAAAAAAATAACTATCAAATATATAAAATGAAACTTAATCTAATATGTTGCAAAAATAATCAAAATATTATAGGGGTTAATAATGATCTATTATATTCTATTCCAGAAGACATGAAATATTTTAAATCTATTACTACTCAAGAATATGTTAAAAATAATAAAAATATTGTAATTATGGGATATAATACTTGGCAATCCATTCCTGATAAATATAGACCATTATCTGATAGAATTAACATTATTATCACAAATAATCATTATGATGATTTTCAATCAGATACAGGTATATTTTTAACATTTAAATCATTTGATAAATGTTATAATTTCTTAAAAGATCAAGAAAATAGAGGTTTTATGTTAGGTGATAAGTTTATCATAGGAGGTGCTCAATTATATAATCATATTTATAGTAATTATTTATTAGTTATTAATAAAGTATATGAAACATTTATAAATCACAGTATTAATAAAAATGATGAAACCATATCATCATTATCAGAATTAAATTATACTATGTGGAGTTATAATAATTTTAAATTAATGAATAAGAAATATGTAGATGAACATAAAATTAAAGTAATCCATACAGGCGAAGAATTACACGGTGTTTCATATAATGTTTATCAAAATGAAAAAAATATTAATGAAGATGAAAAACAATATTTAGATTTAATGAGAAAAATATTATTTGATAATAACCTAAAGGATTCAAGAAATTCTAAAGTAATTTCATCATTCGGTGAGAAAATGGTGTTTGATTTAAGAAAAGGATTCCCTCTATTAACTACTAAAAGAACACCTTTTAAAACTATTCTTAGAGAACTATTATGGTTTATTAAAGGCTCTACTTCAAATAAAGAATTAAATGATAAAAAAGTCCATATATGGGATCAAAATGCTTCGAAAGATTTCTTATTAAGTAGAGATTTGGATTATGAAGAAGGTGAATTAGGACCTGTATATGGATTTCAATGGAGAAGATTTGGTGCTAAATATTCAAGTGAAAGAAAACATTATTTTAATGAAGAAGGTGTTGACCAATTACAAAATGTAATTGATTTAATTATTAATGACCCAACTAGTAGAAGAATTATATTATCTGCTTGGAATCCTGTAGATTTACCTAAAATGGCTTTACCCCCATGTCATGTAATGGTTCAATTCTCTATAGATAATGATTTCTTAGATGCTCAATTATATCAACGTTCTGGTGATATGTTTTTAGGTGTCCCATTTAATATCGCTAGTTATTCTCTATTAATGCATATAATAGGTTCAATCACTGGATATACTCCTAGATATTTTCATCATGTATTAGGTGATGCTCATATATATATTAATCATATTGATGCTATTGGTGAACAAATTCATAGAGTTCCAAATGATTTTCCTAATTTAATATTAAAAAATAAAATAGATAATATTAATAATATAGATGAAGATAATTTTATATTAGAAAATTATAATCATTATCCAACTATTAAAGCTGATATGATTGCTTAATTATTTATTATTACATCCTTTATTAACAACCCATTTACAACCCGACTGATCATTACATTTTGGATCCTTTGTTTTTTTATATTTATTACAATTTTTAATTGTTTTTACTTTTTTAATTGATTTTTTAACTGATTTATTAGATGCTGGATATCTTTCATCATATAATTTATGATATATACTAGTTAAATGCTCTTTATTATTATCATTATCAAATCTATTTAATTTAGATCCTCCTTTAGCATTACAAGTAAAAGGTATTAATAATATTGGTTCATTGTATTTAGGTAAAATATCTTTTTTGTGATCATCTCCTATTTTAGATAAAGATTGTTTAAAATTTTCAAATAAATCTTTTAAGAAATATCCTGAACATGCTTTTATTTTTAATTTACGTTTACCCTTATAATAAATATAATCATATCCTGGTTCTCCCACTGTTTTTCTTTTTGTACAATATAAAGGACAAAATTTATTAAAAGTAGTATTCGATTTACATTTATTAGATAATGGTTTTTGTAATGTATGATATTCATTTATTTGATTACATGAAGATGCATCGTGAAAAATAGATACAGCTAAATTATTTATTTGATCACCAGGTAAATATAATCTCCATCCTTCTTTATAATTAAAATATTTATTTTCATATAAGTCTTCTTCATATAATTTATCTTTAGATGCATCTGGTGTTGTATAATCTGTTTCAAGACCATTAACATGTGGAATCATTACTTGACACCATTCAGGAACAATTATTTTTTCAGGATTAAATCCTCCGTGTCCATTTATAGTTATTAGATTTTCTAACGCATCATTCAGTCTAATAGGTTTAGGTATTAAATTTGGTTTTATAATATCTAATTTTTTTTTTGTTAATACTGGTTTAGTTAATTCTGAAGATTTTATATTTTGAATTTTTAAATATTTTTTTTTGAAATCATTTAAAATATCACCTTTATTACCACCCAATTTTAATATGTCTGACATTTTTTTAGCTGATTTATATTTTTCATATCTTACAAATGCTTTAGAAGATACCGATTTAGGATTTTTTTGAACATAATTTACAGATTTATTTAATTTTAATGCCTCATTAACTATTCTTTTCACATAATTATTATCCATAATATCCGTTTCTTGTATTTTTTCAAGATTTTCAACTACTTTTATTGATTTTTCTTTAGTAGAGGATTTAGTTAATTTTATCTTATTTAAATGAATATCTGGCATATCTTCTATATTTACTACACCATATTTATTACAACCAGTATCTATTTTAAATTGTAATGGTGAACGCGTTTCAATAAAAACATCATATAATTTATGTCTAGTACCATTTGATCTAACTTTATCACTTATATTTTTTAATGTTAATTTTAAATTGCGTGGTAATAATATTTCATCTTCATGTTTATTTTTTGTAGTATTTATCATATTTATATAAGGGACACCATTATCTATTTTAAATCTATAATAACAACAACCAGTCCCACTATTCCAAAAATCAGGACAATATGGGATATTGGGATTTGTTGATAATGATAAATATGTAGAAATATTTATAGAATCATTCACATTTTCTAATCCATCATATAATTGAGTCATACCTCTATAATAATATATATCTTCATATATATTATGATTTCTTGGTGCTAATTCTAAAAAACATTTATCTAATTTATTTATTTTATCTCTAATATTGGCCATACATCTATTTTTATTGGCATGTTGTACCTTAGCGATATAATCATTTACAAATTCAGATAATTCAGTTCTTAATACATCTTTTTTTAACTTACTTTTTTCTTTTTGAGTTTTTATATCCCATTTTTTATGTTTAGTTAACTCTTCTAATATATTTTTTTTTAATTTAGTATATTTCCACATGTATCTATTAAAATCAGGTAGTTGAATTAATTTATTTTTATCATTAAGATATATATTATTAAGACAAGCTCTATTAAATACATCGCTACTAAAAAAAGCATAACCTGATCTTAAATATCCATTAATACATCTATAAGAGCTCCCACTATAACATATTAATGCATTTGATAACAATTCATCAAAGTAAACTTCTTCATTATATGGTATATTTTTTACTAAATCAGCAAACGGATTTTGAGATTTGTTTTTTAATTTCATCCAAACAATGCTTGATAATTTTACTTGTGATAATTCTAATAATTCTTTTGATATAAATTCTTCAACTATTTCAGATTTTGATAATTTAAAAACTCTTTTATCAGATTTTAATTTATCTATTAAATCACTATTATTTATCATCGTATATTTATCTAAATAAAAACCTATATTTGTCCAATTAGAAGGTTCATCATATGTATTTACCACCATCAAAGCATTTTTTTTTATTTGACATATTTTATATATATCATTTATAGAAGGATTTAAAAAATAACTTTTATTTAATAATAATATTCTTTCAGAATTTTTAATTGATTCATCTATATATATTGCTATATTACCTTCATCTTGTTTTAACCAATCAACTACTTTTACTTTTTCTAATCCAATCGGATCAAAACCTTTTTCCATTTATATATTAATAGGTTTTTTTTTCAATTCTTTGAATAAATTTGAAATTAAGATTTATAAATTATTTATACTTTAAAAAAACTGATTATAACTTACATAAAATATTAAACATGCTCGAAATTATCATGGCAATTCTCGTAGTGTTCTTCTTCATTACGAATGACGAAGAATTCCTGGACGAGGGACAGCATAGGGATTTCTTCGGAAATATCCTCGATGCCGACGGTGAACTCAATATCTGGGACACCTTTGTTGAACAAAATGGGTGGGGTGGAAACCCTCTGTTCTGGGATAGGGACGATGAATATTAGATAGAAAAATAAAGACAAAAAAAATATAAAATAAAAGACAAAAAAAAAATATAAAATATAAAAACAAAAAAAAATAGATAGTTTTTTTTAAGATAATTTATACAGAAAGACAATCCCCATTCAACCAAGATTCATATGGATATTTCATTCTTTCCAACATATTTAGTTTTTCTATGACATCAAATTTAGTATCACATGACATTAAATCTAATCCTGATGTTAAATATATAGTTAAGATAGATTTATCTTTAGGAATTTTTGAATATACACTTCTATCACCCCAACCTTTAATTTTACCCCAATAATCATGTTTTATCATGATTTTAACAATCTCATCTATTTTTAATTGTTCCTCTACAGGCATATCTTCATCTTTATCAAACATATCCATAAATTTTTCATATACTTCATATGTCAAATGATGTTGAAGAAGTAGATGTTGTTCTTTTTTTAGGTTCTCCATATTTAAACTTATTGAAAGTATTTTAAAATACCATCATTACCATTTTCAAATTTTAACGCATCAGTTGCTAATTTATCAGCTTTATCATTCCCTAATGAATGTTCATCTTGTTTATTAGTATGTGCTTTAATATGATATAAGAATACAGGATATTTATCATATAATTTATATATTTCTTCAATTAAAGGTATATTCTTTTTTTTTAATTTTTGTTTATCTGTCCATTTTGGAAACCATTTAGTAATTGTATTTAAAGAATATTCAGAATCAGTATAAATATAAATATATGATTCAATATTATATTCTTCTATAGATAATAATGCTTCTTTAATAGCTGTTAGTTCAGCGACATTATTAGTTGGTTTAGGAACATTTAATAATCTACTTACATCTTTAATTTTAATATCATTCTTTTCTGAATAATGAATACCTATAGAACATGCCGCGTTTTTTTTACCATTATTAGTACAAGCACCATCTGTATATATTATAAATTTACTCATAATAATATATAAATATATTTATCTTAAATATTAATCTTTATTATCAATATTAATTACCACTTCATCATCATTACCATCATTAACACCTTCTTCTTCATCGTCGTCTTCTTCTTCTTCATCTCCGTCGTCTTCATTATTATCTATTTCAATATCCTCTATTAATAAATTAATATTTTTTTTATCTTCTGAAGTAATAGTATTTTCGTCATCAGATAATGTATCAGTATTATTTTCTTCAACTACTTCTGGTTCTACTTCTTGTTCTACTTCTGGTTCTTTAACATGTTTTTTAATTGGTGAATGGTCTTTAAGTGGATCATAATTATTAACTGGTTTAGATTCTTTAACTGGATCAGATACTTTATTTATATTTGTAAAATTATGTTTATCAGAATTAATTAATATAACATTCTCATGATTTTTATTAACATTATTAGAATGATTTAATAAATTATTAGTTTGTTTTATTTGTAATCTTTTTAAACTTTTTGTTTTAAGATCATGAAATCTATCACCTGCATTAGCAACAATATTTGCTACTTTTTCTTCTTGTGATGGTTTATATATTTTACATTTATGTAATCCATTACATATCTCAGGTTTAATAATATCAACATCTTTAAATCTTGTTTTAAATAATTTAAGAATATCATCTTCAATTAATGGTGCTTGTTCAATTAATCTATCAAATTCTGCTCTGCATACTTTTAGAAAATCATTTGCTGATTTTCTTCTTTTTTCATCTAATGCTAATTCAACTGTGATATTTCTTGCAAATTTAGACCATGATACACTTATTGCTCTATGAGATTCCATTAACTCAGCATATCTTAAAAAGTTTTGTAAAGTAGATAGAATACCTGCAAATATATTAACACCACCAACAATACCCATTGCTACTTTCTTACTATCATCAGGAACAAATGAATCCATAGCAAAATTAGCTGTTCCTGTTAATGTTGATAATACTATAACTGGTATTGTAAATAAATAATTTCTAAATCTATAATATTTTTCTGCTCTACTATGTAGCCATCTATAACATGCTGCTTTCTCAGCCCACTCTGCTAATAAAGATTCTTGTTCGCCTGTCCACTTTGATTTTTCTATTTCAGCTGCTTTGCGTTTTTTTTCTTCGTCTTCTTTTTTCCTTAATTCATGAAAATGTGAATTATTCATATATTATTTAAAATATTTAAAATAAATTATTAATAAAATTATTAATATTATAAAAAATATTACATATTTAATATTGAAAAAATATATTTTATCTCCTATATTTAAATTATTTAATTTAACTGAACCACCATTCATTTCTAATACATATCTGGATAATTTATTTATAGTTATTGATTTTAATGAATGAGGTTTATTATTTTCTTTATATCCTACTATATTCATATTTTCATCTAAAAAAATAATATCTAATGGTATAAATGTATTTTTCATCCACATTGAATGATTTTTCTTAACAGGCGACATATCAAATAACATACCATAATATCTATTTAGTGGTTCTTTTACATACATTAAACCTTTAACCGCGTCTTGTCCAGATACTTTAGATCCAAATATAAACATATATATATATATTATAATATAAATTATCCATATCTATATCTCATTTCAGAGTATGACATAGTTCTACCAGTTTCTTGATCGGTGAATACATGTTTCAAGAATGCTTTTTCACCTTGTGTATTAAATACATTCGCAGCAGTCTTATTAGCTTCATCCATACTTGGATTGATAGGAAGTTTTGGTGTTTCTTTAACTTCAGGATTAGTTTTTTTATCAGTATTCTTATCCATAATTATTTATTTTATAAATATCTTATAATTTAAATTTCAAATTTTAAATTTCTATATTATATATATGAAGAATTATATTCTTAGAAAAATTATAAATAGTTCTTCTAAAGATTTAAAACATAATTTTTTTGATAAAAGAAATAAGCCTATCAAAAATAAAAAATATATTGAACATTGTTTAGAAGGATTATATCTACCTCCAGCATATGATGATGTTAAAATCAATCTTAATAAAAAAGCTAAAGTATTAGCGATAGGTTATGATAATAAAAATAGGCCTCAATACGTTTATAATAAGAAATTTACTGAGAAAATGAAAAAACAAAAATATTATAATTTATATTTATTTGGTCAACAATATAATAAAATAATTGTAGATATTAATAAAAATATTAAATTATCAGAAGATAATAAATTAAAACATGTTTGTATGATATTGAGGTTAATAATGGATTGTGATTTTAGAGTAGGTAATGATGAATATATGAAACAGAATAATTCATATGGTGTAAGCACATTAAAATCTAAACATATTATTGTTAAAAAGGGTGAAGTAGTAATTGATTTTATAGGTAAAAAAAGCGTTAGAAATATTTGTAATGTGAAAAACAAAACTATTAAAAATCATTTAAAGAAAAAGAAGAAAACTCTTAAAAATAATAAAAGAATATTTACATATAAAAATGATAATTCTAAAAAAGTAAATATAAAATCAATTGATGTTAATAATTATATTAAACAATTTGGAGATTTTTCTAGTAAAGATTTTAGAACATGGTCTGCTAATATTAAATTAATTAAATATTTATTAAATTCTAATTTAGAAAATGTTGATAAAGATATAAAAGAATGTATTAAAAAAGTAGCAGATAAATTACATCATACACCTGAAGTATGTAAAAAGAATTATTTATTCACAGAACTAATTGAATATTATAAAAAGGATAATACTAAATTCAAAAAATATTTTAGTAATAATATTAATAAAAAATTTACTTTATTTTTAAAGAATAATTATTAAATTTATTTCTTTTTCTTTTTTTCAGGTTTTACTAATTTATTATTAACCCAAGTACCTAATTCTTTCCCTAAACTCTCATCATCTTCAATTTTAAATATTTTATCAATACCATCTTCATTTACTAAATAATATTCTTTATTTCTGTAAATTACTGTTTTTACATCAATTTCTTCATCTGAATCTTGATCATCACCAGAATCTACAACAGGTGTATCTACAACAGGTGTATCTACAGAAGTATCTTTAACTGGTGTATCTACAACAGGTGTATCTTCAACAGGTGTATCCTCAACAGGCGTATCTACAGAAGTATCTTCAATTACACATTCAATATTTTTATTAGATAATAATTCTAATTTACTTTTTAAAGTATTAATTTCTTTATTTAATGAATCGATAATTTTATTTTTTTCATGAACTTCTTTATCTTTTGCTTTAACCATATCGAATTTATTTTCTTCTTCTTTAATTTCATTAAAAGAATTAATTTGTTTTTCATAATCACATATAGTTTTTTGAAAATTACTAATCATTTTATCTTTTTGTGATAATTCATGTGTTAATTTAGCATTCATTTCTAATAATAATTTATTCTTATCATTTAATTCGCCTATAGATTTATTTTCTTTAATATTATAATCAATTACAGATGTAAGTAGTTCATTGACACTGTCATTAATTTTTTCTTTGTTAAAAAGTATTTTATCCATTTATATAAATAGTGAGTTTTAATTTTAAATATATTATTTATATATATATGGTCAAGAATAAAAAGACTTTAAAAAGATTAAAACATAAACATAATAAATCATTAAAATCTAATAAACATTTTAAAAAGAATCATTGTTCTCCTAAAACTTCTAAATCAAACGTATCTTGTTTAGATGATAAATTATTATTAAAAATTGCTGATATTCTAAATAAATATAATGGTGCTGAAATAGCAGAAAATAAATATAAAAATACATTACATAAACAGATATCTGAAAAAATATCAGAAATATCTGATTGTAAATCTGAAAAATGTTGGTCATCAATACATGAAATTATTAGACATTTATCTTCAGAAGAATTATTAAGATTTAAAGAAAGTTTTAAACCTAATATGCCTGAAAAATGGAAAACAAATCCAACAGAATGGTTATCAACATCTGATATAGAAAAATGTTTAAAACAATATGAAGAATATAATAAAGGATTTAAATGTTATGGAGCATTACCCATGGATTTTGATTTAAAAAGAAATGATTCATGTGTATCAGGTGATTTATGTAATATTGATATTAAAAAACATATGGATAATGGAGAACATAGTATATCTTCAGTATTTAATTTAGATGACCATGATGAACCTGGATCTCATTGGGTTTCTGTATATATGGATTTAAATGGTAGGAATAGAGAAATACCTTCAATGTATTATTTTGATTCTATGGCTGATAAACCTACTAAAGAAATAAAAGAATTATATAATAATGTAAAACAACAATATAAATCACATACTGATAAAGATATGGAATTTTTATATAATGATATACAACATCAAAAAGGAAATAATGAATGTGGAATATATAGTATTCATTTTATAACGACAATGTTAAAAGGTATTGATTTCAATGAATATATTAAAGAAATTAAATCTGATGATTTTATGAATAAATTTAGAGAATTTTATTTTATAAAAGAATAATTACAAAAATCATTAGATATTATTTTATATATATAATATATATGTTTGAATTATACGATATTTTTGATAGTAATGAGATAAATATTATAATATTAGTAATTTTTATTATTATACTATTAATAATTGTAATAGCTTTAGCTGTATATGATTATAGAATGAAACAAAAATTAATAAGAGTTGAAACTAAATTAAAAGACATTACAGATGCATTAGATATGAATATTAATAATAATTATACTTCCGATATTTCTAATTCTAATAAAGCAAATTCTAATAATTCATATAAAGATAAATATGAAGAATTACTTAAAGAAAAAGATATAAAAGATTCACATCCAATGCAATATTCTCCTTCTGAATATGCTACACTATTAAAATATAATCCTATATTACCTTATAGTGCTTTTACAATGGACATTATTAATAATTCTTATTTAGACATGAATGAACGTGGTATGCAAGAAGATAGATATTTTGCTTTGTCTAATTATGATAATATATATGATACTACTAGAAATAATAATAATAATAATAATAATTCGGTTAGTGATACTGGTGCCACATCAGATGAACAAGAATTAATTGATATGGCAGAAATGGGTGAAATACGACGTGATGATAATCCTACACTAAATAGTAATAATTCAACAGCTGTTCAACCTAAAACTACTTCAATGAATGATAATTTTTAATTTATTTTCTAAAATATAATTCTAATTCATTATCTAATATATTTTTCTTTTCTTCATGAGAATATGTTAACCATATTAATTTTTGAACATATTCTTTATCACATACATAATTAGGTGATTCATTATAAAAATCTTTTAAATAATCTTCTGAATTATCTATTATTTCATTAATTCTATTTTCAAAACTATTAACATTTTTAATATTTTGATCAATAATATTATTTCTATCCATTTTAATATATTATTATTATTTATTTATTTTTAAATTATTTTATATTATATATATGAAATATAATCTTAATTCACAACAATTAAAACTAGTATGTGTTAATTTATCTGATGAAATAAAGAAAGATGATAAATTATTAAATAATAAAAATATAACTATATTTAATAGTTCTATTATTGAGATAAATAATTCAGATAATTTATTAATTGCTAGTAGAGGTTGGTATGGTAATGTTAGATCATGGGATGGTATTAATTTTGTAATTTTATCAATATTTACAAAAGATCTAAAAAAAATAAAACAAAATATAATTGATATTGATGAAAAACTTTTAAAAAATAAATTACGTGAATTTAAAGAATTTAAAAGAATAGTAATTCCTCATGGTAAAAAAATATTATCTGGTCCTGAAGATCCTAGATTATTTTATTATAATAATGATATTTATATTTTAGTAAATGAATTATATGATAGTGATAAATATGAAGATAAAATTAGAAATATGTTTGTTTCTAAAATTAATTTAGATACATTAAGTTATGATATAACTAAGAATAATTTATGTGAATCATTATCAGGGAAGTTTGAGAAAAATTGGGGTTCATTTATTCATAATAAAAAACTTCACATGTTATATGATATTAATCCTTTAAAAATATTCGAAGTAAAAGATAATTTTAAATGTAAAATGATTTGTAATGTTAATGATAAAATTCTTAAAAAATTTAATAATAGTTATCCAGGATTAGATTTTCATATTAGAAATTCTACTAATTTATTAGATTTAGGTAAAAATAAATATTTAGGTTTAGGTCATGGAGTTTTAGATTATAAAAATAATACTAATATTAATAAATTTTTAATCCCAACATTTAATATATCTAAATATTCTAAAGAAGATAAATCATATTTTAAAAATTTCTTTAAACTATATACAGGATTTTTCTTTATATTAGATATGGATAAAAAAGATATATGTGAATTATCACCATTTTTTCAATTTCCAAATTATGAATCTAAACAAGAATTAATATTCTTTCCAACAAGTATTTATTTAGATAAAAATAATTATGTAAATATTTCTTATAATGTTGGTGATAATAGATCTTATTTTGTTAAATTACATTTAGATATTATAAAAATATCATTATATAATAAAAATAATATAGATTTCCAAGTTAATCATAATATTAATTCTAATTATTACATAGAATTAATAAGGAATATTAGAAAAATGAAAGGCTTCTCAACTTTAAGAAAAGATTATTATAAATTTAAAGATACTGATAAAACATTAGGTTCTAAAAAATCTAAAAAAAAATCTAAAAAAAAATCTAAGAAATCTAAGAAAAGATTAAATTAAATTTTTTAAAATCTAAATAAATATATATAAATGAGTGAATTAGTTGATCAATTAGTTGATGCTGCCGAGGATGGTGATGTGGATAAAGTAAGGGAATTAATTAACGATGGTGTTGATATTAATGCTCAAAACCAGTATGGTGAAATAGCATTAATAAAGGCAACATTAGAAGAACATTCTGATGTTATAAGATTATTGATACAAAATCGTGTTAATGTAAATGCGCGTTCATCGCCACAACTAGAGTTAGATATTGTTGGTGGTGAGACAGCATTATATTGGGCTTCTGGTAATGAAAACTCTGATATTATAAGAATGTTATTAAATGCTGGAGCAGATCCAAATATAAAAAATTTAGATGGTGAAGGACCAACCAATTTTGAATTTTTTAATAATATCTATGATGTTTGGGCTAGTGCTGGTTCTAATAAAAAATCTAAACGTAAGAAGAAATCTAAGAAAAAATCTAAGAAATCTAAGAAAAAATCTAAGAAATCTATAAAAAAATCTAAGAAATCTAAGAAATCTAAGAAATCTAAGAAATCTAAGAAATCTAAGAAAAAATCTAAGAAAAGATTAAATTAAATTTTTTAAAAATCTAAGTAAATATATATAAATGAGTGAATTAATTGATGCTGTTAGAAATAATAATATTAAAAGAGTTCGTGAAATTATTTCTAAAGGTGATGTAAATATAAATATTCTAGATGATGGTGGTAATACTGCATTACATCATGCGGTAGATAATGGATATATTAATATTGTAAGAGAATTATTAAATAGTCCTAATATTAATATAAATATAAAAAATAGACCAATGGGTCAGGATGATGCTACACCATTAATGATAGCATGTAGTAATATAATTCCTAACGATAATATACGAGTTGAAATTGCGAAATTATTAATTGAGGCAGGTGCTGATGTTAATACACAAGATAATGAAGGTAATACTGTATTAATAAATTTATCCCATACAGATAGAACCACTACTAAAGTTCGTCTATCATTAATAAAATTATTAATTGAGAATGGTGCAGATCCATCAATACCCAATAATCATGGAACTACTGTTGAAAATAGACCATTAATCAAAATAGCATTATCTAAAGTTTATGAAGATATATTTAAAGAATTTAATCCTAAACAACGATTAGCATTTTCTAAAATTATGATTGATGATAAAAATACACCTGAAGATATTATTCGTAAAATACTTGATTTACTTACTAAAAAATATGGGAAACCATCATCAATTAATAAAAAATTGTTAGATAAAATGAATGAATTTTTAAAAAAAACATTAAAAGAACCACCTTCATCTAATACATTAATTGATTTATATAGAAAACAACTTAAAAATCCTAATTTATCAAAGAAACAAAAAACACAAATAAGAAAACAAAAAAGGAATAGAAAAACAAAAATGAATATCCCATTAGATTCAAGTGATTATAGTTCATCGAGGAAATCAAGGTCTATGAATTCAGAAGATGAATTAAATTTAGGTATTAAAATGAGTGTAATGGATAAATCTAATTCAAGAAAATCTAGATCAACACTATCTAAATCTAATTCAAGAAAATCTAGATCATATAATTCTTCTGAAGAATTAAAAGATGCGATTAAAATGAGTTTATTAGGTTCTAAGAAAAAGAAAAATAAAACTAAGAAAAGATTAAATAAATCAAGATAATTCTCTAGCTGATGGATCTATTTCATCTGACCAATTAGGCAACCAAAAATATGGTATCACATTCGCTTTACCCGGGTAATAACTATCAAATATTTTTCTATAAAAATAACTTTCTTTTAATAATGGTGGATTTATTTTATATTTATTTTTATTTAAATTAAATTCATCATCTGATATTAAATTATCAACATGTTCTTGAATAATTTTATGCCATGATCTTTCTTCTGA